CCACCTTGCATTGCTCTAGCTCCGATTGCTGTATTTGATTGGCTACCTGAACCAAGTTGATATCCAGAGTGTGTTCCTACAAAAGTATTATAACCAACTGATGTACCTGTTAAACTATAACCTGCATATTCACCCACTACAGTACAGAATCCTGGATTACCATTAAAAGTAAATAAAGCTCCATGACCAATAGCTGTGTTTCTATTATCACCTGAAGCTGCGAAACTTGTCATAGCATTTTTACCAACAGCAGTTATTCCACTTCCGGTAACATTTGATTGCATTGCTCCTGTACCAATTGCTACGTTACCACTTCCTGTAGTATTTGCTTTTAATGGTTGTTGCCTGGCACCATCATAACTACCTATTGCTACATTACCTGAACCAGTTGTACAAGCTTGCAAAGTTGCTTGACCAACAGCTACATTACCCATTCCTTGAGAAGCTCCGGAATTTCCTATCACATTTTCTAACGATAGTGCGCCAACACCCACATTATAACTAGCATCAGTTGCATCTGTACCTGAATTATAACCTATAAAGACGTTTTGATCTCCTGAGGTAATAGCATTCATTGCATTGGCACCAATACCTACGTTTCCATCAGCTGAACTTAATGTTCCTGTTGTTGTATGTCCTACGAGTATTGAATTAGTAAAGTTTGCTCCGCCTACTGTACCGGTTACGCCACCACCGCCACCACCAGATGCATCTTCCCATCCTACTCCACTTCCTGTTGAAGTTAGTACTTGTCCATCAGAACCTTGTGCACCTGCAATTGTTAAATTATTTACATCTAATTTACCTGCAATATCAACAGTACCATCTTTATCGATTGTCATACGTATATCACCAGCAACCGGGTTAGTATGAGTCGAAGCAGATCTTGTCATGAATACAAGTGAACCTCTATCATATCCTGCAGTTCTATTAAACCCGATAGCAGCACCTGCACCTGCAGTATTTTCTATACCAAATCCAATTAATGAATAATATCCATTATCATTATAAGAACTAGTATTAATTTTTAGAGGCATATGTAATCCTGCTGCACTAGTTGCTTGTACAATTCTAAGTGGATGTGAATTGGAAGTAGTTCCTATACCAATATTCCCATCGGAATTAATACGCATAGCTTCTGCATTACTGCCTGTTGCAAATCTTATATTAGTATCTGCATTTAAATATACTGAAGCGGGATGATTAATTTCGAGTGCACCTGATTGTCCACTATCATACATATAAGTTGAAGCAGTTCCACCAATATCAAACCCAATAATTGCAGAGCTTGTTCCTTTCATTTCAAAATTAATTCTACCTGAACCTGCATGATGTCCTGAAGTCATACCAAGAAATAAATTTCCACTAGAATCAATACGCATTCTTTCTGTTGCACCATTTCCGCCATCTGAAGTTGTTCCAAATACAAGTCTGCCCGGTGTATCATCAGATCCAGGTGTTCCATCTATTGCGGCGGTTATATATGCACTGGAAGAATTTCTGTCAGTGCCATCTGCTGCATAAAACATTATTGATCCAAGATTATCATCATCTTGAATAACTGTATCTGAATTTACTGAAGCACCTCTTGATTTACCAAAATTTAAATATGGTCCAACTGCACTAGCTGCATTTCTAAATAAACTCATACTTGAATTAGTTGAGCTTGTTCCTTCTATTTGAAAATAATTATTTTGGAAATCAGATTCAGTAATTCCAATCAATACTCTCCCTGCATGATCTTGTATTAAACCTTGTGTGAGTGTTCCACCATCTGTAGTAGTAAGAAGAGCAAGATATGAATCGTTTGCTGAAGAAGGACCATTATAAGCTCGAATTGCAGCGTGTGGACCATTTCCACCTATTGCAGTTTCAAAAGCTATTCCTAAATATTCATTAACATTGTCAGCACCAGATTTTAAATAAAGAACATCTTCACTAGCAGCTCCTGTGCTAGTTACAGATAATAAACTATCTGGGCTAGTAGTTCCTACACCAATCTTGTCGTTCCCACCATCAACAAAGAATATATTAGCGTTGTTGTTAGATTCAATTCTGAAATCTACATCTGCACCTGTATCATTAAAGGTAGCAGCTCCATCAAAATTACCACCATCACAAACAACTGTACCTGTTACATCTATACCACCCGTTACTGTGTCTAATTTCTTTGAATTATCATAATAAAGACCTGTACCTCCATTAACAATAAATGATGCATAATATTCAGTTCGTGCAGCATTTCTAAAATAAATATTATCGGACTCTATAAACAGATTTCCTGTTCCATTAGACATATAAGTATGAGTACCATCGTGTGAAATCTGTAAATCATCACCTGTTCCTAACTTAATAATTGCACTATCTGGCATATCAATATGAGTTGTAGGACTTATAACTCCCGTAACTCCTAATGTTCCACCAATTGTTTGATTACCACTTACTGCTAAACTTGATAATGTTCCTAAAGAAGTAATACCTCCTTGTGTTGCATCAACGGATAGTGAATGAGCAATACCTTCACCTGAAGTTGCTCCTGTACTTGTTAATCCTGTACCAGCTGTAACGGTTGCTACATAATTTCCTGTAGTATGCGTAGTTAAATCAACAGAATCTGCTTGGATAGCTGCTGTTCCTGTAACGTTACCTGATCCATCAAAACTTGCAGATGTCCATACAACATCTCCAGTCATTCCTATAGTTCTACCAGTAGCCAGAGCTGTAGCTGTATCAGCATTTCCTGTGACAGCACCTTCTATATTAGCAACTAATGTTCCAGTCGCATATCCTGTACCACTTGTATTAACTGTTGTGGTCGGTACTGCCTGATTGTCTTTAAATAATTTCCATTTTCCTGAATCGGAAGCATCTCTGAATAATCCTCCATAAAGGTCTTGTGAACCTGAGGTATCATACAGTCCGTATATTCCAATATCTACTGCATCAGCTGCGTTATTACCTGTAGCTAAAGATACTAAAGGATCTTCTACCGCCAGGGTTGCTGTATTTACGGTTGTAGTATCTCCACTTACCGTTAGATCTCCCGAAATTGTTACATCAGTTGGGAATCCTATTTGAATTTGGTTATTTGAAACTGTAGTTGCTATTTGATTAGTAGTACCAGCAATTGTTAGAGTTTCGCCAGTATTAAAAGTATCATTAGAACCTGAATCAGCTGATAAAGTAAAGCTTGTGCTTATTGCAGCTGTACTAGCAGCTGTCAAACGTCCTTGAGCATCAACAGTAATTACTGGAATAGCTGTTGAAGTACCATATGAACCTGCAGTAACTGCTGTATTAGCTAGTTTATCTGCTGTAATTTGATCATCGGCTATATGAATAGTGTCTATTGAACCATCTACATACTGATCTGAATCTATTGAATTAACAGACATATGAACCAAATCAATAGCTCCATTTGCAATTTCTGCACTATCAATAGCATCATCTGCCATTAAAGCATTTGTTATTTGACTGGCAGCTATATGAGCAGTATCTATTGAACCATCAACGTATTGATCGCTATCGATAGAGTTTACTGACATATGAGCTAAGTCTATTGCACCTGCAGCTATTTCATCACTGTCTACTGCATCATCTGCTAACATGGAGTTTTCCACTGATCCAGCTTGTATTGTAGCTGCAGCGGTTATGTTTCCACTACCATCAAATGAAGGTGATGTCCAAACAACATCTCCAGTCATTCCTATTGTTCTTCCTGTAGCTAGTGCTGTTGCTGTATCAGCATTACCCGTAACATTACCTGTTAAAGGTCCTGCAAAAGCATCTGAGGTGACTGTACCATCAAAGAATGCATCTTTAAATTCTACCGAACTTGTACCTAAGTCTATATCACTATCTGTTGAAGGAACAATAGCTCCATCAATAAATGTTACTTGGTTCGCGCCCGCGGCCGATATTGTTATAACATCAGAACCACTAAAGGTTATTGCAGTATTTGAATCTGCATCTCCTGTGATACTATCTAATTGAATATCACCAACATTAGTAATTGCTGAATCACTAAAATCAAGTGTACCCGTAACATCAAAGTTACCACCTATACTCATATCTCCTGTGACCGTTAAATTATCTGCCACAGTTGTTTCTGAGGTTGTATGTCCTATTGTTACTGCTATACCACTAGTTTCTGTAGCAATTTTTAATGCTCCAGTTCCATTAGTGATATAAGAATTTGTGCCATCGTGGTAGAGAGTTAAGTCACTTCCACCAGTGCCAATTACTATTTTATCGTTATCTGCGAATAATAACCCATCACCTGCGGGTAATTCTTTGATTGCTAATGCGCTAGAATCTACGATTAATGGGTATCTATTTGCCATTATGTTACTCCTACTGAAATATTTGCTGCCCTACCTACGACAGTTAATGTTGCGTTACTTACTGTACAATCTACATAAGCACCAGGTAAAGAACCTCTGCCTATTACTCTAAGTTCTGTTCCAACCGCAGGGGTTTCGAAATTTAACTTAGCATTTGTATCATCATAAGTAGCTGTAAATCTTGTTTCTGTATTCCCAGAGACCATTGCACCAATTATATCTTGTATTTCTTCTGTGGTTTTACCACCAGATCCCCATGATACATCAGTACCATCTGAGGTTAGTGCTTGACCAGAAGATCCAATCGATAAAGCTGCCGGGTTACCAGAAGAATCTCCATAAATTATGGTCCCTCTAGCTAGTCCAGCCATTTTGGCCAGTGTTACTTGATCATCTGCTATATGAGCAGTATCTATTGAAGTATTAGTATAATGTTCACTATCAATAGCATCATCTGCTATTTTTGTGCTATCAATTGAATCAGCTGGTATTTTGCCAGCAGAAATTGTTCCATCACTTTGTAAAAATTGTGCTAATCTTCTTCCTCTTGAATACGCCATATATCTATTTATACTCCTATGAGCTCTCTATTAATGTTTTTAATTCCTTATTATTTTCCTAAGTCCAGTTGTTTCCTGCTACAGCAATATAAACCGCTTGCATAGTCCAAACTCCAGAAGTGTTAGTTGTAACTGCGGGTTCTTTAATGATAACAACACCAGAGGCACCTGCTGTACTATTGATACTGTTACCAGAACCTCCGCCACCACTACCTGTGTTTACAGTTGGCGCTGATGATGACTGATTGTTACCAGCACCATTACCACCACCACCAGTTCCACCAGTTCCACCAGATTGACTAACATCACCACCGCCTCCACCACCACCAGCTCTTGTTACAGATGAACCTGTGATTGAAGAAGCCGTACCAGCACCACCGTGACCACCGTGGCTATAATTGGTCCCATCAGTCTGCCTACTATGACCACCAACTGCGCCAGCACCTCCGCCGCCGCCTCCGCCGCCAAGTGCGTTAGCTCCACCGCCACCTCGACCGCCACCAGCATTACCTTGACCAGAAGGTGATGCAGCACCGCCTCCTAAACCGTTTGCGTAACCATTTCTACCACCAACACCACCGCCAGAGCCACCAGCATCACCTGCCCCTTGGAAACCTGCTCCGTATCCACCGCCTTCGGAAGTTATTGAAGAAAAAACTGAATCTGATCCGTGCATTGCAGAACTATTTCCTGCATTACTTTGAGCTCCACCTGCACCTACAGTAATTGAGTAGTCGGTTGAACTTGAAACCGAGAAACCACTAGCTGTCCTATAACCACCAGCTCCGCCTCCACCAGAAACAGTGCTTCCAGCACCACCACCACCAGCAATAACTAAATATTCAACTTCGGTTGTTAGCGCGCCTGTTGTAAGAGTACCACTTGAGTTAAATGTACTTATAACTTCAGCTTGTGAACTTGGCACATTACTTTTGCCTATTATTCCACCATTAGCACTAGCCACTAGTTATCTCCTCCCATTGTGTGTCTGTTTCGTTCCAATAATAAAGTTTCCCATCATCAGGCTTACTGGTTGGCGGTTGCCAATCATCATTAGAATCTAAAGTCCAAGATGGATAAGGTTTATCAGCTATAAATATATTTTTTGATGAATTGTAAGTATATCCCTTGCCTGCATATTGTTTTCTAAAATTATTATTATAAGAACATTGTTTCCAAGCTACTCCACCTGTTGAATGTGGAACAATAGTTGTAACAAAAGTTTCTGCATCAGCATGTTGATCACCACCATTGGCATCTACATCCTCATTAGATACTACGATTACTCGTAATACTTCATTATTTGAATTAAGTTCTGCAAAGTGTGCCATGTTAATCTGTCATTTTTTCGCCTGAAACTAGATATGTAAGATCACTATTAGCTCCACAGCTAATTCTTAATCTATCAGTTTCATCTAAATAAAATGAACTATTTCTGTCGATTGCTACCAATACTGCATCAGCTGGTACTGATACTGTGCTAGTTATATTATGATATGTAGTAGCACCATCGGTACTTACTTTTAAAGTAACACTTTGTGCATTTGTACCATCAATATTAGTAATAATAATAGTATTAATTTTATAGATATAATCTGAAGGTACAGTTACTATATCTGTATCAGATGTTGTAACAGCTCCATTAACTGTAAATCCATTAATTGTTGCTACATTTACTAAATTTGGTGTTGCCATTTTTTATTTCTCCCATTATTATCCGAAAACCATGGCCATTGCTATAGCCCTCGATCTTACTGGTATACTGTTTTCTTTAATTATTCCTGTTGTGCTATCTACATGGAATCTAACGGTACTTCCGTCCAAGTATTGCAAAGAACCATCTATACCATTCCCGGCATTGATAACTTTAAGTCTATGACCTGATGTGTTGACTGCCCCAACATCTAGCGTAATTGCAGCATTATTTGGAGATACAGAGGCTACTAATCCACCACCCGAATAACCGTATTGATGTGAATTATTTTGTCCAGCTACAAATTGATGACCAAAATATTTTAATGAATTTGAATCATCTGCATTGGACTGAAGACGGATTACGGAGGTCCCTGTTAATCCAATACCACCCGTAACTTGTAACGTTCCGTTTGTTCCTGCTGAAGTTTGACCTACCAGCACCTTTCCATCACGATCTACAAAAACCCTAGTTGTATTGTCAGTTTTGAAAAGAATATCGCCACCAGATACATCACCAGCATTAAGAATTAAATCACCAGTATTTGAATGTTCGTTTCCATGTAATTCGATAAATGCTCCACGACCTTGAGATACATCACCACCACCACCAATTCTAGTTCTTCTATTATCTGAACCATCTGAAGTAGTTTGATATATGTCAAAATTACTTGCACCACCTTGCAAGGCCGCATTAAGTACTAATGCTCCTGTCATTGTGCCACCTGCTAGAGGTAGTTTTGTTGCAATACTATTTGTAATTGTTGTACTAAAATTAGCATCGTCACCAAGAGCAGTTGCTAATTCGTCTAGAGTGTTAAGTGTTCCAGGAGCAGAATCAATAAGCGCATCGATTTCTCCACGAACATAAGCCGTAGTAGCTAATAATGTTGAACTATTTCCTACTGACTGAGTAGCTGCGGTACCCGTGATCACGCCTGCAGAAGAAATACGTTCTGTACTTCCTACAGTTAATCCATTCTTTACTATGAAATTTTTATCTGCCATTGGTTTTCACTCTCCAACCAGGTTTATTATTTATATCTCTATTTATATAAATTAAACTTTGATCGCAGAATGTTTTGTCTTGATAGCGTGTGTATTTGATCCAGTCCTTGTATATTGAATAAGAACATTACCACCAGAAATAGTGGCTGAAATAGTTCCTAATGCAGCAGAACCAGTATATATTTGAGCATATTCTGTTATTGATGCTGTAGATCCATTATGAACCATAAGAACCTCAGTTGATTCATATTCTCCTGCAGTTGCATCCTTAATAGATATTTCTAATTTAGCTGATCTATATGTTGCTGCAGCAAGAGAACAAATTGTTGTAGCACTTCCAGAACTAACAGAAGTTACGGTCATTCCTATTGAAAGATCAGAATCAATAGTGACTTGACCATCTGTATTCCATGTAGGACCACCGGTAGAAAGTTTACCCGGAGATACTGAATCATCTGCAGGAACACTAAGTTCAGTAACTGTTGGTATTATAACCTCAATTGCTGTATTTGCAGTTACATTAGCATCAAATGTTATTGTAGTTCCTGATGTAGTAAATGTAGATTTATTCTGATATACACCATCAAAGAATACAAAACAATTATCTTCGCTTAAAGGATTAACCGATAGAGTATAAGCTGCGGTCGAACCATTGGCTGTAAATTGATCACTAGTATGTCCTACTCCCGTTACTCCAGTTGAGATTGTATGTATAACAACTTCTTGACCGCTGGCCGGAGCAGTATCTAATGTTACTGTTGTTCCTGATTGAACATATGAATTTTTATTTTGATATACACCTTCAATGAATACCAGCATAGAATCTTCATCGGCTGGCTCTTGGCTTACAGTAAATTGAGTTGTTGAAGCATTTGCAGTAGTAAATAAATCAGTATTAAAAGGATTAACTGCAGTTCCAGCAGTAAGTGTAATTGAATCTGCACTAGCATCTGTGGTAATAGTCATACCAGTACCAGCAACAAGAGTTAATGTATCATCAGTGGCATCAGCTACTACGCTTGATTGACCTGATACTGCAATTGTTTTAAATGCATTATCGCCAGTAGCAGAGTTTGTTATTGTAAGTGTATCTGAACCTGCCGCTGTTGTTAATGTTATTCCTGTTCCAGCTGCAAATGTAAGGGTATCTGTTGTAGAATCTGCTACGATATTTGATTGACCTGATACTGCAACTGTTTCGAATGCATTACCACCAGCGGTTCCCCAACTTAAGTTTCCAGAACCATCTGTCTTAAGTGCATGACCACTTGAACCATCAGCCGAAGGTAATACCCATATTTGATCTGCCGATAGAGCAGGAGCTTCGAAGCCAACATAATTAGATCCTTCATAAAATCTTAATTCTTTATTTGAACCATCTAATGAAAGGTTATCATTTATAGTAACTGCACCATTAACATCTAATCCAGTTAATGATCCAAGAGAAGTTATAGCAGTTTGAGCTGCTGTAGTAACTGTTCCTGCAGTTGTAGCAGTAGCAGCATTCCCAGAAGTATCTTGTGTACCTGAAGCATTAACCCCAGGTAGATTAATATTAGCTGTACCATCAAATGATACTCCACCAATTGTTCTTGCTGTGGCAAGAGCAGTTGCAGTTGCCGATAAAGCTACTGCTATATTTGCTGATCCATCAAAAGAAGTTCCACCAATAGTTCTAGCTGTAGCTAATGTAGTAGCAGTAGATGCTAGAGCTACCGCAATATTTGCTGTACCATCAAAGGATGTTCCACCAATAGTTCTTGCATTTTGTAATGCTGTAGCTGTTGCTGCGTTTCCTGTTGTACTTCCAGAACTTCCAGATGTATTTCCAGTTACGTTACCAGTAACATTACCTTCAAGGTTAGCAACTAATGTTCCTGTTGCATAACCAGTTCCTGAGGTATTAACTGTAGTAGTTGGAACTGCTTGATTATCTTTAAATAATTTCCACTTACCAGAATCTGATGCATCTCTAAATAAACCACCGTATAAATCTTGAGAACCTGATGTATCATATAATCCATAAAACCCTATATCTACTGCATCTGCAGAATTATTTCCTGTTGCCATTGATATTAAAGGATCTTCTACGGCCAATGTAGCTGTATTAACTGTAGTAGTATCTCCACTAACAATTAAATCTCCACTAACTGTTAAATCATTAAACGTTACATCTGAACTTGTGGCTACTGCTTGTCCAATAGAGATTGCTCCATTAGATATTGCTACGCCCGTGCCCGCGCTTATGTGCGCTCGAACCTCGGCCGCGCTCGGGCCTGTGTATGTAATAACGCCATTTGAATATGCTAATGAACCATCACCACCAGAATCTGTTACACTTATATGTGCTCTTACTTCTGCAGCACTTGGACCAGTGTATGTAATTACTCCTGTTGAACTATTGTAAGCTAATGAACCATCACCACCAGAATCTGTAACACTTATTGCGCCTCGCGCGTCCGCGTCCGTATATAATGCGGATCCGGCAAGTGTTGTACCGGTTATACTAAGTCCAGTACCAAGTGTTAAGAATTTAGCTGCTCCAGCTGAATCATCCCAAAAGAATATTCTATCAGCATTAGGATCAGAAAGAGCTTCAAGTCCTAAATGAGATAAACTAAATGTAGTACTAGATAATGCTAGTCCTGTGCCGGCCGAATAAGTTGTATTAGCCGTCATATCATCGACGACTAAATCTATTGTTCCATCACTATCATCATAGGTAAGAGAACCTCTTGTTTCTGTATTGCTAGTGAACATAGCACCAACAACATCTTGAACCTGTTCTGTTGTTAATTGTGTAGAGGCTAGAGTTAATGTTCCAGCGGCATCATCATAAGTTTTAGTTATATTTGATCCGGCAACAATTAGAGCATTAACTCTATCATCTACTCTTTCTGATGTATGATATAAATTACTAGAACCTTCAGATAGATCATCAGTATCAGCCGCAGCTATTCGAGCATCTGCTCTAGCATTGGTATAATAAAGATTAGAACCTTCTGATAGATTAGAAGTACTTAAATTAGATAAACTTGAAACTGTTCCAGTAACATCACCTGTCAAATCTCCAACAAATGCGTTGGCTGTCATTGTACCACTAATAGTAAGATCTGCTACAGTAGTATCAACAACTAAATTAGAAGAATGAGTTACGACCTCGACTGTTGCACCATTTGCTGGTGCACTTGAAAATGTAAGAGTAGTTCCAGCTACAGAATAGGTTGTTTTATTTTGATATACACCATTTATGAATATAGTAGTTTGATTTTCATTAATAGGATTAGTAGCAAGAGTAAATTCTGTTTCACTACCATCTACACCTGTTAATTGTTGTACTGTATCTGCTCCAGTACCAATTGATTTAAACCATGCTATAACTTGAAGTAAATCACCATTAGCTGCTGCATTAACAAGAGTTATAGAATTACCATTTGCAGCAGTATAGTCTGTTGTGGGTTGTAATAATACACCATTGAGGTATACTTGAAGAGCACCTACTGTATATTTTAGAGTATTTGAACTATTATCGGCACCTGAGAATACAGTATTGCCACTGGTTCCATCGGAACCATCGTATTGATATTCTTTAAGAATGTCGGCAGAAACTGCCTCTGATGAACCAATTTGAACTACAGATTGAGTACCACCTACATCTTTCTTCATGTAGGCCTTACCATCGTAGGTATTAAGGGCTATCTCACCTAAATCTAATTGGGATGTTGTTGGTACGGCGCTAGCTGTAGCTGAACGCCTTAATTTAATATTCGTTACGCGTGCCAATTTTGGCTCCTATTTGTTCAACCTCTATATAGAGAATTTAATATTTTACTTCGCTTCAGTATATACTGAATTAATATAGTTATTTATAACGATTAATAGGTTCCGCCATCAATAATATTTGAAAATGCTGGCACTCCACCTGAAGCTGCAGTTTGAAGTACTGCACCTGCTGCGGTTGAAGCTGCCGTAACATCTAATGCATTAGCACCATCTCCATAAAGTACACCATTATCTGTGAATGATGATACTCCAGTACCACCTTGTGGAACTGCTAAATCGTTTGTTAATGTGACTGTTCCCGTTACGGTTAAGTCATCATCAACCGTTACTAGACCACCAGTTGAATCTATAGTTAGATTACCAGTTGAGGTATCAATTTCGTTTGCACCAGTGACACCAATTTGAATATTATCAATATAAGCACCGGCTATGTCTATATCACCAGTAGAACCAGAGATAACTGCATTGGTTTCTGTAGCATCTGGTACGAATGTAAATCTTCCTGTTGAATCGTCGAATCCAAAGAACGCTGTTTTTGCTGCTGAACCGTTATGCCATCTACCTAATATACCTAAGTCTTTATTAAGATCCGAACCTGGAGCAGTATCACCACCTAAGGTCATAATTGGATCATCTAATGTTACCTGATCAGTATTAACTGTTACGGTAGTACCGTCAACTTGTAAATCACCAGAAACTGTTAGTTTATTACCAACTGTTAAATGACCAGCTACTGCTGTCGTTGAATTTGCTACGGTTGCGTTAGGTGTAATAGATAAATGAGTTACTGCAGTTCCAGCAGTATTAATATCATTACCAAATGATAATACGTTATCTGCTGCATTATTTAGAACGTGCCATTCATCTCCAGCATCGTCTGATTCATCAGCTATTATTTTAATTAGGGCAGATTCTGCTTCACCAGCAGTTACTGTAAATGTATCAGCATCTACGACAACGTCACTATTACCATCTGGTGATAATGTAAGATCACCTGTTGCGGTAGATATGGTTCCATCTGCATTTAAGCCAATTTCAATATTATCAACTACTAATGAATCAGTAATTGTTACTGCGGCTGGTAAACCAACCGTAACTTTAACATCAGTACCTACTTTAGTTACTGCAGTATCAACTTCACCTGATGTACCTAATACTTGTAGATCATCTGCTAATAGATTTACGTCTTGAGTTCCGGAATCACCATCTACTGTAAGAGTAGTAGCAACCGTTACTGTACCAGCAGCTGTTAATCTACCTTGTTGATCAACTGTAAATGTTGGTATAGCTGTTTGAGATCCATATGATCCTGGTGTTACGGCTGTATCATCAAGATCAATCTCGATTGTATTACCAGATCCAACAGTACTTATTCCTGTATCACCAGAAATAGTTAATACTTCTGAATCCAGATCAATATTTAATGCACCGCCTGAATCACCTTGAAAATCTAGGTCTTGAGCTGTGACTTGAGCGTCAACATAAGCCTTAATTGACTGTTGAGTAGCAAGTCCAGTAGCATCATCAGATGCCATATTATCTTCATCAAGTATAGTATCAATTGCAACTGCACCACCAAGAGAACCTGTTGCTGCAATTTTAAGAGCTGCTGTATTTACTGCGCTTACATGCGAATTAGCATCTGTAATTAGAGCGCTCGATGCTGTAGTTGTACCATGAACGTGGTCGAGCATCGTGGTAAAATATTTACCACCTATAACATCTACACTAGGAGCGTACGGGTTTTCCGTACCAGTACCAATGTATAATCTATCACCATTGTTTGATTGTGTACCGGCAACATATGAATATGCTAATTCACCGGTGTATATATTCGCCGGAGCCGTTGTTGTGGCACCGGTCGTTAAAATTTTAATTCTTGTTAGTTCTGCCATTAGTATTGTCCTGAGTTAATGCTGAGATTTTCGTTCTCAATATTTGTTTTCATTTCGTAGTTACCAGAATCACCATCGAAGATCATCATAGCTCCGTCAGTTTGACCTGACACATCTACATTATTTAAATCCCCAATGCTTACATTAAAAGATCCTATACCTACGGCTTGAGCAACAATTTCCTTTTGAGATCGAGCTTTCCCTTTTAATTTTCCAGTCGTTTTAACTTTGGATTTTAAGTTTGCCATTATCGTGTCACTCCAGGTGTAACTTCTAATTGTCCTTCTAAAACTCTAGTAACAGTTCCTCCTGAACTTGTTATCTCAACATCATATACATATCTTCCAGCTACTAGAGCATTGGTCTGTACTGGCGTTAATGCTATAGTTATTTCACCTTGTGTTGCATTCGATACACTAGCTGAAAAAGCTACAGATGTAGTAGAGTCATAAGTCTTTCTTATTTGTCCTGCTACAGTATAACCTGTTAATGTAAGTATATTATCTTCTGTGTCTGTTATATCAACACTAGCCGAGAAAGTACTTCCTTGATCAACCGTTAAATTAGATATTATCGCCATTAACCTTTATCCTTACTATTTATACTTTTTAGTTCTTCGACTTCGGATTTTAATTCTTTTATTGATTCTATTAATAATGGAACTAGTTTATCGTACTTAACTCCTAGATATCCATTATCACCTTCATCTACTGCTTCTGGTAAAACTTCTTGGACTTGTTGTGCGCTTATACCAACTTGAACTGTTTCTTTATCTTCTGATTCAGCTTTATCATTCCAAGTATATAAGAATCCATCTAATGCACATATTTTATCTAATGCATTATCTAAAGTTCCAACTTTAATTTTTAATCTTTCATCAGATGATGCGACAAAATCAGTAGCATAGAAGATATTAGAAGATGAATTAACAGTAAGTCCACCACTATGATATATTGGTCCTGAACCATCAGATGTAGCTACAGTAAATAATATTCTAGTTTGAGTATTATTATCCGTATTCAGCCATTTTGCATTAGCACTTTGACTTGAAGCGAAATTACAAACAGAACTAAATGTTTTAGTTCCTCCTATTGTCTGATTTCCTGTGGTATAAACTCCATTTGTGACTGTTCCTGCATTACCGGTAATACTTCCTGTAATTGTTCCTACGGTGAAATTAGCAACTGTTCCAGTAAATGTAGGTGCAGTAAACATAGTAGCTTTACTTTCGTTTGTTACATTACCTAAACCTACATTAGATGCTGTTGTTCCTGATCTAATATCTGCTACTGAAGTATTATCTACATTACCTAGTCCAACATCAGATTTTGTTGTATTACTATTTAATAGAGTTGAAACACTTGTTAATCCTGTTCCACCTCTAGATGCAGGGAGTGTTCCTGCGGTAAGTTTGCTAGTATTTAAATTTGGTATTCTTGCATCAGCAAGTGTACCAGTTGTAATTTTACTAGCATCTAAATTTGCTATTCTAGCTGCAGCTACCGTTCCAGTATCTATCTCTGAACCATTAAGATCCGTAATACCTGAACCAATACCTGAAATAATTCCTGATGTCCATATATTAGTACCTAATGCACTTGTTATACTTCCATTCTGAACAACAAATAATTGATTTCCACCAGCTTTATTATTCAGTGCAGCATCTGCCCATGCTAATCCATAAAATCCTGTTAAGTTATTACCCGAGGCATGCATAGTATTTGATGTGCTTCTTCCCCAAACGTGATGGTATTTACCTGCGTTATAGAGTCCATGTACACCATGACCATAGTCAGAAGCTACGAGAGCATTCTGTGTTCCCATAGTAAGTGAACCAGTAAAGCTATCTGCAGTATCGCTTCTTAAGAATTGACTTGAATCAACCCCATCTAATGTAGCAGCATTTGAAGCTGATGCTGCGTTTCCTGTACAAGATGCAGATGATCCATTAATGGATCCTACTATTGTAGAGGTAAACGTTTTAATTCCATTTACTGTTTGATTATTAGATCGATCCATATATCTATCATCAAAATCATCAGCTGTCACTGCCGTTACTTGACCTTTTGCATTTACAACAACTGATTTAATATATTGACCATCTTCAGATCCAGTTTGACCATAAGTTGCTGCTCCAGCGCCAGTATCAGCTAGTGCCCACGTAAAGTGTGCTTGTGAATTAGGTGTTGAGCTAGTTACAGTTATACCTGTTCCAGCATCAAAGTATAGTGCAGCATTATTTCCACCATAACTACTAGGTGAAAGTCCAGATCCAGTAGTAGGAGTTATAACTTTCCATATATTTTGAGAGGATCCTCTGTCACTGTTAGTGATAGGAATATCAATATCATTACCAGTTATTCCTACATCTCCATTGTCTAACTCAATTCCAGTTCCTTCTCTAAAATGTAATCTCCTAGTTCCAGATAATTCCATATTTCCGTCACCAGTTAAATCTGTACCTGAACTATTAGTTATTGCTACCTCTGCAGTTCCTAGTGTTGCTTCAGATAATACTAATGATCCATCTGCTTCCCAACGATCTGTTGCAAAATTATATACGAGTGAGTGAGTACCAGCTACGCCCGCTGCCGCGTTCGCGTGAGGGTTTGTTTGTCCAGTAAATGGCCTTGTTTCTATACCAAATCCACCACTTGATGGATAACTATTTGAAGCACCCATTAGTATTATAGTATCATCTACTTCTAATGAGGTAGTATTTAATGTAGTTGTTGTACCATTAACATCTAAATTACCAGTGATAGTAATATCACCTCCAACAGTTAAATCATTACTAATTATAGCATTGCCATCACCTGGATCTGATCCTGATGTTGCAACTCTAAGTCCGGCTGTTCTTGTATAATCCGTAACTGTTAAGTCATTTCCTATTGTAACATCATCTGGTAATGCAAGTGTAACTGCTGCTGTTTCTGAACCTGATCCAGAAACTGTTATTTCGTTAGCTGTTCCAGCAATTGTTGCTATATAATTTCCAGTTGTATGAGCACCTAAATCAACTGAATTATTTGCGATTGTTGTTATAAGGTTTTGATTGGCTAAATTCGTAATTGTTGCGGTACCAGTTACATCACCAGTTAAAGTAATACTAAAGTCATTAACATCAAAATCAAAATTCTCGTTTGTAGCATCCCAAGTTACATTAATACCTGATTCGGTATTATTAGCTATTAAATTAAATGCATTATATCTTGTAACAATAGAAGTAGTATTAGTAGTACCATCAGTTTCCATTCCAATTAATTGCCAAGCTTCTTCTGGGTTAACTAATGATGAACCATTATGAGCTATAGCTTCATTCCATTGTAATCTTACATCATGATTTGTCATAGTACCAAATTGAGTAATATGATCTCTATCAACCTGTAGTCCCATTCCTGTGGACAGGTTAGCATCAAGATTTAAGAATGCAGATCCGAAGTTTGCTATTCCACCTGCAGCTGATACGAGTAAAGTACCATCAGATATATCTAAAACTGCATTATTAGCAAAGTCTAAAGTAACTGCATCGGTTCCATCACCGATTTGAATTGTTCTATTTGTTCCTGTTAGGGTTTGTGTTGTAGTATCTAAATTTAATCGTAATCTATCAGCTATTTCTGTATCATTAGCAATCATTCCTGCTTGAAGAAGATCTAATGTACCAGCGACGGTATTTGCTCCGTATGTCCCATCATTATATGAATCGGAATCACCGAGTGCTGTATTTAAAAGATTAACTGCAGTTGTTATATTAGCTGCGCCAACTGCCTCTGTTCCTGATCCTGATATAACACCAGTTCCAAGGGTTGAATCTAATTCTACTACTGCCGCAGTTAAGTCAGTAGCTACTATATTTGTTCCAGTAGTTAATGTTGCTCCACTATTTCCAACATCACCTATATCAACTCTTATTTCTCTAAGTCCTGCTGATAAATCACTAGCAGCTAACCCAGTAAGAGTCATATTACCAATATCACCTTCATGCTCATTTAAAGCATCCATTACTGTTGATGAAGAGAATGTTCCTGCAAAGGCTTGTGTTGGTTCTACTCTTGCATTTAATACATCTATTTCTGTTTCTAATTCGAGTATAGCAGGACCTACTGTTGAAGCAGTTGTTCCCATAGCAGCTGCAGAGATTGTTCCTAGTTCAGCATCATGTTCATTAACTGCTGCAAGTAAATCATTTCCTGTAGTTGTAAGTCCAGCTGAAATTAGACTAGAGGAACTTCCTCTTATGCCTGTTTCTAACTCATTAACAGCTGTTACTACATCTGCTTTATCAGTTGTGCCTAATGCAGTAATATCACCAACATCATCTTGAACTTCATTAATAGCATCAACTGCATCATTTGAAATAACTAGAATTGCCTGAGAACCAGTAGCTAAGGTATGTAATTCTACAATAGTACCATAACTTGCATCTACCGATACACCACTAGATAAATTAGCTGCAAGAATTCTGTCTCCACTAGTCTCAGATTGTTTTAACATAACACTGGCACTGAATGATCCGGTGTATGTTTTTAAGTAGACGTTAGATGTAGTAGTTTTTAATATTGTACCTGTAAATGTTTCTGATCCTACACTACCTTGATAAACAGTTGCACCTTCCGAAAAGGTAGCTAATACGGCTGGTGATCCTGTAAGAGTAATAGTATATGCAAGGTTAGGTACATGGAATCCTGCCTGAACTTGTGTTTGTGTTTGTTCTGTTCCACCTTGTTTGACTCTTACATATCCTACTGCAACTGATTCAGAAACTGTTCTTACTAAATTAGCATGAGCAATACTTTGTCCACTAACTGTTAGATTTTCTCCAGCATTAAATGTTCCACTTACTGTGCTAAATGCTGCTTTATTTGTATTAATCCATAAGATCTTACCAGAGAATCCACCAGTCTGAGTAGCCGTAGCTCCTGCAACAAAGTTTGAAGGTATTGTTGGTGATCCAGTAAAGATAACCACATGAAGCATATCCGTAACTGTTTCTGGTGCTTCTTCAAATCTTAAAGTTTTAGATCCAGTATCAGTACCAGTAAATAGTGCATCTCCAGCAGAAGCTGTATATGTATAAGTTTTATCTAATATTCTAGAATCTAATTGATCAACATCACCTAATTCGAAGGAAACTTCATTGCTTTTTTGTCTCCATCCTTCAAAGGTATCTGTTTTTATTACTCTAGTTTCGTTATTCGCCATTATTTACTCGCTATCTTTTTTAAAAGTTTTTTAATTTCTTCAACATCCTTTTTAAGCTCCATTATATCCTCAGATTGTTTTTCATCTCTTTTGGATTTTGCTATCTGAGATAATCTTGCTTCATATGCTTTATCACTATTATTTATAATAGCATTAGTAGATAAATCACGAACTAAATCCGGATTATCTTCAACTATTGCTGTTTTTTGTTTCTTTGCCATATCTTTATAATGCTGCTATTGCTCTAAAATCTTTAACACTTGGAACATATGAACTATCGCTTGTTCTTAATACAAGTTTAATTGCAAATGAACCAAAATTTGCCCCAGGAGCTATAACATAATGTACCTCGTTATATATTCCTCCATCATTATCTGGAATTACAGATTCTGGTGCATCTAATACCCAAGCTTCAGAATCAAAATCACTATCTGATCCTGCAGGTAATGTTTTATAATATAGATCTATATTAGCATTCTTAGGTTTATTAGCACTGATATAAACATCAATATTTGATGCTTCGTTCTTAAGATCTATTCTCTTAGTAATATATTTATTTATTTCTGATCCACCTGTAGCTACTGTTTCAGCAACGTATGTTCTACCATATCCAGTATTATTATAACCTGAACCACCTGAATTATTTCCTGCATCATTTACTTTATTAGAGATTAACGTTGCACTACATCTATTCATATCAATAATTGGTGATAGAGTAGATGTTCCTGCAAATGTAGCTGTTAAAGCCAGTGAAGTATTTTCTGTTATGCTTTGTGCTATTTCATTTCTTTGTGAGCAAACTGTATGTAGTGCTGTAAGTACATTACTAGAATTAGGTAATACTGCTCCAATTGTAGAAGCTGCATAAGCTGATTCTGTTCCATCTTGAGATTTACCTGTACGTCCTGCTAAACTATAACTAAGACCAGTTCCTGGAACTTCGAGAGTTTGTATTTGTGGAACGAATATATTATAATTTATATTACCTGCAGCTGTCATTGCTGAACCACCACCATCAATTGCAACAGTTGTTGCATTATCACTTGAAATAAGAATTGAATAAGAATCATGTTCTACATTTCCTATAACGTGAGTTGCATTAATCTTAGCAGCTGCTATACCATTAACTTCACCACTTTGTCCAGCTAAGTCTACACTACTTCCAGCATACATACCGTGATTTGGATGTGTAACCCTTATAATACAATCTGATCCTGAATTAGCAACATATCTAAGTGGATTAGCTGGTAATGTTTTAGTTGGCATTCTATCATTATTTAATACCACTGTACCAGAAGTTTGAGTAAAGTTACATCTATTAAGTTTGAATTTAAGATCTTTAGTTTGTTCTGGAGTCCAGGTTGAAGCATTTTGTGATGTAAAGAATACTCCATTATAAGGCTGTTTTGTAACCCTATTGGCTGTATTCTGTAGATCAAATCCACCAACTTCTGCAATGAATACCTTGTAATCATCTGATTGAGATATTAATACAATTGCATATTCTTGATCTTGTCCTAAATAAATTGGATGATCGAATGTAAATTTAGTTGCTGTTGCTCCAGTAGCTGAAGTTGTTATCGCACTTGGGTACATATTAACACTTGACCCTGGAACAACCTGTTGTGTTGGTGTTCCATTCTCAACTGCTCTTATTGAAAGATTAATTGGTATACTAGCATCTTCAGCTGCTATATAAATTTCACAAGATGAAGCGAATATACCACCAGCAGTATCAACAATAAATGTTTGTGCTAATGGATCAACCCACTCAACTGGATCTGTAAATCTTGTAATTGCAGTATCTTGAATAACTCTAGAATCTGTTAATTCTGTTGATACAAATTTAGGTACCTTAGTTGATATTATAACATTTTCTTTAACCTCAAGTAAACCCTGAGCGTGATAAAGAGCTTCTGCAAAAGTTGTTTCATCTGTTTTAGAATTAGTATTTGAATCACTTAGTCTAAATTCTCTTGTACCTGTTTTAAATTTAAGTGTAGAGTTATGTGGTATTCTAAATGATCCTTCAACTTTACCTGCTGCATCAGTAATCAAATCAGAATTAGAGGCATGAGCTGTAGCATCTTTAAAACTAGCTACTGCAGTTCCAACTGATTGACCTGACCATTCGACAAAAGATGTTTCTGCACAGAAATCTGTTACATTTGCACCATTAAAGAATGCGTAAACCTTTGTATTTGGTTTCATTCTTTCTGCTTTAAAGAATATTTCTCTTGATCTCATAAATGGAACAAAGTTTGTTTCAACTACTCTTGAGCCCATTTCTTTTAATTGAGTATCAGGTACAACGGTTGTTCTTAACCCTGATCTAGCTTGATTAGATGTAGTAGTTGTTGCAACAGTAGTTGTAGTAGAAGCTCCTCTCCTTCTTCTCCATCTACTCCAGAATCTTCCACCATCTTCTTGTTCAATCATATTTGAGCTAGTACTTTCCGTAACTTCTACGCCAGTCCAGTTAGTTTCCCATTCATTCCAAACTGTTCCAAGTATTCCAGATTCTTCAGCCATATTTACTAACTGATCATAAACTCCTTCATCATCAATCACTACGTCTGGTCTTGTATCTGTATCTTTCCATTCATCTGATTCAGGAGAAAGTTTCATTTCTCCACCCCAGGTGAATACATTATATGGGTTAACAAACTCAGACATTGTAGCATAAGGTTGTTCTATATAAACTGTTTCAGTAAATGGTAGGTGAAGTAAAGAACCTGTTTTTGTTACATTACTTGTAGTTCCTTGGATCATTCTAATATTATCTTCATGGAATCTTGGTCTAAGTACACCATTTCCTTTATCAATTGAACAATTATAATCTGGGTGAGTTATATTACCAATATTATGTCCATAGAATCCATCAACTACGATACCATTTTTTAATCTATCGTTAGCTGAACCATCTTGTATTTGTATTTGTGAAGCTTCTTTTTCTAAAAGAGAAAGAGAAGTATAGTATTCTAGGTTCTTCACCCTTGAATCGATAGCACCAATATCCCGCATTGTATAGCGTTTGGAATCTATCTTAACTGGAATACAATCTCCAGTATTAAATACGTAAGGTTGATGATGTAATTCAAATATTGTCATTGAATCATCTATATCATCTGGTGATTGTGGATTAGTAGCAGCTACACCCGTTACTGCTGCAAAATCTCCTTCTCTATCAATATAGAGTTTATCAATTCTACCTAAATAGTGAGATATATCTGCTTGAGCAACTCCTCCTGGTTTTGGAGCATCTGCATTTGAAAATCCTGTTCCGTTTGTAAATACATTATCTTCTGTAAATGAACCTGCACTAGCTTTAGTTGGTCTAAAATCAATACAATCTCTAAGTTCTACTTTACCTTGAGATGAATCAAATGTAGGAATATCTGTATATGTAGGATATGAATCTACTGTAAAATAATCCCCTGTTTGAGCGTGTGAAAAATGTTTAAATGCAATATTAACTACTGTACCATTAGCTAACCAATTACCAATTGGATATAATCTACCTTCATCATAGAAATTATCTCTCTGTCCATTATCAAGTCTAAATTTATCACTAGCATCTGCTCCACCTATTGTAATTGATGTAATAGAATGAATATCTGATTTATCTAAAGGAATATATCCTGTAGCACTTGCATATGTGAAATCAGCTGCTGCTATTGTTTCTAGGGTTTTATTTTTCTTTCCACCTGAAGCAGTTTTTTGAACTGTACATATAGCTTTTACGTGTGGTGTTCCAGAAGCGAATCCAGTAAGTGCACTTCCTACATTAGTAAGTGTTAGAGTTGTAGTTCCTACTCCACCAACGGTTCCAGATGCTGCTACCTGAGGAGCATTTCCTGCAGTTGCAACCATTATATCTGAATTAGATTGTAGATTTCCAGGAAGATTACTAAATACTACCGCTGCACTTGTTCCAGTTCCTGATACAGTTCCTTCAACCTCTACTCTTACATTATATTCTAACGGATCTGCAGGAGAAGAATCTAGTAGTGATTTAACTCCATCATATGGTAATTTAAATACTAATCCATTATTACCTGAATCATATCTTACTCCAACTACAGATAAATGACCATCAAAATCTTGATTTGTTTGAGTTTGAAATACATTATGAACATTAGAGAATGTTTGACCACTATTCATTGTTATATCAAATAGGTATAAATTCCAAACAGTAGCTGTATATTCTTCAAGTCCTCTTACTCTTGCATAACCAATAACAGTATCTGAGCTATTTCTTAAAGAAATTCTAGAATAAGAATTAATATCTGGCATACCAGTAATAGTAGATACAGTTAATCTAACATAGTTACCAATAGGTAATACTACAGATTTTTCATTTTCATTAACGTGATCTCTTGGTTTATCTACTGCAACATATTTTGTTGCTAAGTTTTCTACTCTAAATCCCTGTACATAAGCTATTGATGGTTCAACACCAATTGCCAATTTAGTGGCTACTCCACCTTGACCTGATGTTAAATATCCACCATTACCTGCTCCATCATCTAGATGCTCTCTAATATCTAAGGAGAATGGAGCAACAGAATAATTACCTGATTCTTCGTGTGTTCGTCTAGCTAATCTTGTAGTTAATTCTGTATTAGCTGTTTTAGTATCTGTCTTAACCTGTATAATACCAGCTTTAATTTTCATTAACATGATATAATTAGCATAGGTTGTATTTGGTGCAGTTAAGCTTTCTTTGATTAAAGCTGTTGCAATTTTATATCTGTGTGCACCTGGTGCAGCATAATTTGGAGTTCCTTGAGCATTATCTACAAGAGATACATCAGTTGAATTATCTACTAAACTTTCAGTGACAGATAATCCAATTATATAGGAAGGAGTATTAGTATATTTGTCTAGAATTAATGTTTGTTTTGCTACATAAGCCAGAGTACCTGAAATAAAATAAACTCCTTCATCTATATCTACTTTTGATCCTTTTCCAGTAGAAGATGAAGATGCTAATGTTGCGGTTTTAGAATTTGTATCTGTAATTGTTTCGCCATTAACAAATAATTTAGTTGCGTTAGCTGTACCTGAAGTATCATATTTAATATAAAGAGTATCTGGATCACCACCTGTTGCAGCCACTGCAGCTAATACTGTAGCCGTGACTCCATTGGTTCCACCTGTAATAGTATTTCCTACAAAAGCAGCAACGGCCGAGGTTGATGTTAATTTAATAAAATCATATTCGGTATTAACCGTGACTTTACCACCAACCACTCTAGAACCATCTTCGAACGAATATTGACCAAGTTTATCTATCTGAGAATATAATGATGTTTGTAATTGAGTTAATTCCCTTGCTTGAACTGCAAATCCCGGACGAAATAAAACACGATGATAGTTTTTTGACTCATCGTAGTCATCATAATAAGGGGCTATGTTATAATTCTTAACTTTCGTAATTGCCATATTTTTCTCTTCTAAAAATTAATTAGAATTCAATAATCAGTTTAATATCTTCAATTTGTGAGGATGACCTATTGATTGCATCTCTATTTTCTAGGAATAAGAGTTGACCTGAATTCATTTTTACTTCTGGACCATAACCATTCGTGGCTTGTCCATACCAAGTTGTTCCTGAAGTTGTATTTAATACTGAACTTCCACCTGAAGGTAAGGTTCCTGTAATAGTATCTCCAGATACAAAATCAGCATATCCTGTTTTTGAATTCTGAACATAATATAAAACCTTATTAGTAGTATCTATTTCAACTAAATAAGCTTTAGCTCCAGAGCTTGATCCAACAATAACTTGATCAACTGCAAATCCAGAAACTGAACCAGCACTAGCTAATACTAAAGCTTTTCTTGCTCTTAGTGTAGTAGCTGTAGCAGTAACATCTGTTCCAAAGTTTTGAGGTTTTTTGATTAATGATATTTGTCTAAAATCGTTTCCTACGGTAAGATCTCCACCTTCTGAGCCTGATAGTTGTGAATTAACTGCAACATAAAATGCTCCAAGTTCTTTTACAGGATCTATTCCGTGTCCTCCCGAAGGAGTAATAATTGCTCTTCCAGCTGCAGCAGTACCGCCACCAGATGTAACGCTACCAATAAGTAAATCTGCAACAGTATATCCATCACCTTTATTAGCTTCTGTACCAGAACCAGCACTTGAAACTGTGATTGCCGTAACTGCTCCTCCAGAAACAGTAGCTACCGCGAGCGCGTTAGTACCATCTCCTCTAACAATAACGTCGGGAGCAGAAACATATCCTGAACCTCCAGCAGTGACTTCATATCTTTCTATACCAGCTACTGCAGTAAGTGAGGTATCAGCTGAATTTATTTGAGCTGTTTGATTAGCATAGTTAACATCTGTATCTGCTAATCTACCAAAAGTTAATGTAGTACCATTAGCAACTGCTCTTGCAGTTGATAAAGTAAGTGTTGTTCCATCAATAGCTGCAACTGTATCTCCGGCTGTTATTCCAGAACCAGTAACTAACATACCAGCTACAATATATTCATTAGCAGCTGTTAGCGTAACAGTTGTACTTGAAGATCCACCATTACCTCCAGTAGAGGTTGATACAGTTGGTTCAGTTCGAACTGGTAGATATGAAATAGTTAAAAATTTCTCTGCATCAGTTACTGAAACTGTATACATATATTTCCATTTGTAAGAATCAGATTCTGCAGTTGGATCTGTATTAATATGTGTTGGTTCAACAGTTGATTGTGTTCCTGGTGAGGATATACACTTATAAACTTTATATTCTGAAGTAACGACATAAAATGCTTTATCGTATATTGCAGAATCATCTGAATCCCAAGCAGTATAAGTTGTTCCTGAAGTCCAAGTGTGCCGTGGTACGATGTGTGCTACATCTGCAGAGGCTATCTTTTTCATACCAATCATATTCTGGTATGCTTCATGAATATCATCTATTCTGTCTTGTGGAGTGAAGGGTGTGGTTGCATCCGTTAAATCTGAGGTTGCTGTAGACCAAACGTCTGTTTTACCAATCCCTACATATACTGAAGAACCGGCAACATCCTCTTTAAAATTCTCTGCATTTACCACTCTAAAGGGGGTTGTTACTATTGCTGTCATTTTTTATTCCTGTGCGATATTTGTTTTCACGTTATATTTATTTATAACGCTTTCGTAAGTAGATCCTATGATATTTTCACTAAAAAAACTAATAGGATAATTATCTCTGAACTTTTTATTTGCATAATAAGTATTTTTACTATTAAAATAATCATTTTCAGATAAAGTTTTAAATCCGTCGCCCCAAGTTTGATAAGCTTGCTTGTTTGCTACGTGATTTAACATAATAATAGCTATCTCTTTTACATCTTTTCCTCTATTTTCAGATTCAGAAGGTGAGATAATTCTTATTTTTGGGTCTTTAATATAACCAAAACCGTCTTCGGTAATGGTATATCCTGAGATTTCTCCTGCTTGAGCATGACCTTCAGCATATAATTGTATCGTTGCTGTAGCTGTCACATTAGTTTCTAGCGGTTCACCATCAGCATCTGTTGCAGTTGGTGCATCAAAAACTAATACTGGTGCAGCTGCATATGTTTTATCAGCTAAATTACTAGTAAGAATTGTTTTAATCTTGCCAACATCTGGATTAGCTGATGCACTAGTATATGCAGTTGTATATCCAGACCCAGCATTTGTTATTGTAACTGTTTCAACTACACCTGTAGTTGCATCAATCGTACAAGTAGCTGTTGCATTTGAACCATTATCTCCTGTAATAGTTAAAGTAGGGGCTGAAGCGTATCCCCAACCACCATTAATAATTTCAATAGAGGTTATTTGACCCCCAGAAAAATTAGTGGAAAGAGTTGCGCTTCTATCAACCTTAGCTATAATATTAGGTAAGAATGTTGAAGCAAAAGCTTCTACGAGTAGTGCAACATCTTCTGCGCCAATAACCCCAGGCTGTAATCCTGGCATTGAACTAAGTGTTTTCCTACCACTCCTAGGATAAACATTTAAATATTTATATTGATATCCTGGATTTGCAGGGTCTTGAACTAATCCATCTCCAGCAGTTGTTGCTGAAACTCTTTGATAATCTCCTAGTATAAGTCGAGTTAATTCTGTTAGAATTAAAACTTCACCAAAGAAAATAAATCCTGCAGGATGAACTAATCGATCAAAAGCATATCTCCAATCAGCTAAATTTTTACCTGTTTTTATATTATAAGAAAACTTTTGCCAATAATAAGAATCTTGAAGTTTAATAGTATTTGATAACATTCCTTTTTTATCTAGGTATTGTCCACCAGCTGGATGATTCTCATCTATATCCCAATCTCCTGAAGAAGGGATTAATGTTTCATTCCATGGATATTCTACTTCAACATTTTCATCAAATAATAATCTAAAAAATACTTCAATACTATCCTGTGCACCTTTTAATTTATAGAACTCTGTGATATTTTTATATAGAGATCTTTTTTCTACTGAGGTTAAGTTACGAGGAATAGCTCCTGCTATTTCTTTTTGCATTTGATCTAGATAAACTTCTGAATTTTCGTCTATGTTCATAGCTTCTTCAATAGCATTTAAAACATAAGAAGGTCCTGGTCCAACCCAATGACAGGCAGTAGTAGTTAATGTAGCATATTTTCCTACATAAGAGCCATCTATATCATCGACCGTAAAAGTTTTGCCTTTTGGGGTTAAACTATTTACTAAAGTTCCTGGAAGTTCATTACCATTTGAAATAACTGGTACAGAATTACCAGTCAAAGGAATAGTTACATCAGTACCGGCATTATCTACGACTAACGTTGAAGATGCACCAGTTGAATCAGCAAAGAATTCATTATTTTCATTATTAGGATCTGGTATTCTAAAAGCAGCTTTTGATTTTCCACTATATGTAGTAGAAGCTGAAAGAAGATCCGTATATGTTTCAGTGGAGGTATATATAAATTCCTCCATATTCATAAACTTATAATAATATTCTAATAATGTTTTTATATTAGGAGAACCATCACTATTGGTTGCATCCTGTAATATATGAGAAGGGATTATCGAATCAATTCTAATATCTTCTTTAGTTTTTCTTTTTAAAGAAGCAACAGATTCCACATAATTGGGATTCTCGTGATCTGATCCGTATTTTGCCATTAGGTTCTAAACCTTGAAGTAGTTGTATAATCTATAGAACCTGAAGAACCAGCTGTAGAGATAGTATCTATTTCTGCTGTGACTGACATTCTTGCCCCATCAACTGCTAAAATTTCTTCTCTCTTTGGAGCAACATCTAATGAATCAGGTGTTACGGTTAATCGAATTTCAGTAGTATCATCTGGGGTAAAATTATTTAATACTACTACGCCAGTTGAAGGAGTAATTGTTCCACAATTATCTATTGTAGTTACTTTAATACTATCAACTATTTTATAAGAATATATTTGTCTATCTGTAGAACCTGAAATTGCTTTATCTGCAAAATAATTATCAATACCACCATATTTCCAGGCAGTAGAACTTATACAAGATTCATCAACACCATTTGGAGTAAAGATTGATCCAGGGAAAGTAAGTGTAAAATTATTTAATACGCCAACTGTTGCAATTGGTGTTATATTTTTAAATATAAAAGGTCTACAGGTAGAAGACAATATTGATGGATCAGAGCTATCAATTTGTTTTAATATTCCAGAATGCCTAAATACTCCATCAAATTTATTTAAGTTATTAAGGCTATAATCATCAACTGTATCTTTTACAACAGAAACTAGATCTGCAGAAGTTCTATCTGTTAGATTAGGATTATATTTAAAATATATATCTAATTCTAAATAACTATAATCTGGATCTATGATTTCTGGCGTAACAGATACAACATTTTTTCCTTTAAGGATAGAATTAATAATAGATATTTTTTCATCTGGATCTAATGTTGTTGCAGTTGTTGGTTTAATACAGATAAAAGCTTTTCCATAATCAGGTATAGCTTGATCTTCTCCGCCCCAAGTATTAATAGAAGAAATATTTGTAAAGTTTCTTTCGATAATAGATTTATAATCATCTGCCGTAACTGCTCTATTTTGAGCAGTAAATGCTATTGGAGCATTATATCTAATTGATTCTATAGTTTCTTGATCAGCTCCACCTGCTGCATTACTGACAGTTGTTACTGCAGTATTAGAAAATCCACCAATTGAATCTACCATAGTAAATGTAGTAGCTCCATTAGAATCTTTACCATTTGAGTGTACATAATCTAGAGTAACAATATTATTATTAGCAGGTTTAGTACCAATAACCCCATCGCCCATATATAACTCATAAAATCCATTTGAATTTTCTTGAAGATGATAAATCTTAGAAGTTGATACTACATTTAATAGAGTAGTAAATTTAATAAACAGATCATAGTTTGAAGATTCTTCATTCGCCTGTACGCGCACGCGGAGCGTGGTCGTGTCCACGTTCTTATGAGGAATTTGATGCTTTTGAATTGCTATATCATTATCAACTCTATACTTAATTGAATTATAAGTTCCTTCAGCAATTTCTACATTATTATATGTATATTTGTTACTAATTAATGATGCAGTTTGGGCTTCTAAAGCAACATATCTATAAGTTAATCCTCCTACTGAAGTAGAAAATTTAGCTCCTCTAGGTATTGTAAGAGAAGTAGGTTTTTCTGCTGTTTCACCCGTAACATCTAAAACAATATTAATTTTAGCTCGAGCTGCTAACTCGGATGTAGGAACGTATCCTAACATCCGAGCTCTCGAGACAGCGTTTCCTCTTATTTGAGCAGAATCAAGGAAAGCTTCATTTAATGATAAATGTGCGGCCATGGCATTATAATGTGTATTATATGCTAGAACATCTAGTAATACATTTAATCCTGACCCATCAAAATCATAATCATTAAATACGGTTTGTTGTTTTAGATAATTTTTTAGATTTTGTTTTATATCATCAAAATCTAATTCGGTTACATTTAAATTTGTTGCCATATCTCTACCTTGTTCTTCTTAGTAAAACCTCTACATTGGTTACTATATTTATATTTTTTATTAAAAACTTAATGTTTATTATCCACGCGTTAGCATCAACATCATCTAATATACTTATTCCTTCGAGCTTTATTCTTGATTCATGATAACTTAATACATCAGTAATAGCTTCTTTTATTTCGTATGCTGTAATTGGATCAGCTGGTTCAAATAAAAATCCAGATAAATTACCTCCCTTTGCATGTTGAAAAGGTCTTTCGTAAAAATTAGTTAATACTAGATTCTTAACAGCATTTTTAATAGCATTATCATCCTTTAAAGGTATTATATCTTTTTGTATAGGATGTTTTTTCAGAGATAAATCCAAATCAGCCCAGCCCTTTTTCCTAGATACTGTGCTTATTGGAGCATATACTGATGATTTGTCTGTTGCGATTGCCATATATCTATTTATACTCGTTAGCCACTAGAATCAGGAATTACTAAGTACTCTGTTCCAGCTGCAGCTGCTTCATCCAAAACTATATTTCCACTTACAATTGTATAATCTGTAAATGCTGTTTCTGCATCCAGAGTTGCTGTGTTAACAACCGTTACACCTTCTGTAAAACTTCCTTCAATGATTGTTTGTCCTTCTGACATAGTCTGTTCTGTAAAATTACTTGCCGGATTATTTGAAGCACTCAAAGTAGGTAATCCTGAATCAAAAGTATTTGCTACTTCTTTAATACTTGAGAAGCTACTCAAATCTAATGCTGTAGGTATACCCATTAGTACCATAAAATCACAAAAATCTAATAATACTAAATCTATTACTGGTCCTAATCCTATTGCCTTAAGGAATGGTCCAACTTTTTGTAACCAGGTTTTTATCGTAAAGTCCTCAAAGTTAACTTCAAATTCTTTTAACTTCGATTGTATTCTGGCAATTTGAACTTCCATTGATTCAACATTATCATCAAACTCTCCACCGAGTAAAGCCATAACATCAAATCCTGCTATTTTAATATTCTTTAATGCTGCCATTTTTTCTACATCATCTTTAGCATCTGCTATAGCTGCATCAATTAGTGCTTTTGCATCTAAATTTAGTGGGAAATCTATACCAGGTAATCCTAAAGCATCCCATATTATTTTAAATTTATCAATTAGAGCAGTAGCTCCACCTGTCATTAAAGCATTCTGTAATTTCTTAGCTTCATTCTTTATAAAATCCCCTATCTGCTTTCCTTTAAAATCCGCAGTTTCGAACCCATGTTCACCAGCAAACATTTTATATTCAGAAGGAAGTAATTGATATATTGCGTCTAATTTATCTGCTCGGAGTTTATCTATTGCTTCTTGTCTTGCTTCTGGGGATAAATCTGAAGCTAATCCATCTATTTGTGCCTGGACATCAGCACCAAATCCTTGAACATCTGCCATTAATTGATCTAGATAAGCTCTATCAGAAACTAATTTAATTAAATCTATTTGTAATCCTAGTAAAGGTAATGTGAAATTTATAGGGATTATATTACTAACTAATTGTAAGATTGTATTTTGAATATACATAGGATATTCTTCCATCAATCTTTGTATCATTATCTCCCATTCTTTCTCTGGCATTTCTAATCTTTTCCATTTAGGATCATATGCAACTAGAAATTCTCTAAAGGTATCTAATATATCTTTTAATTTTTCTCCTTCATCTCTCCATTCTGCAACTGCAGATAAAGCGAATTTTTCTGCATTGGTTGCTATAGTGCCAAACATATTGGTCATATTAGCAGGAGTAGGTAATAGTTCTCCTACACATTCAAAAGGAGGTACCGAGATTTCTGGGAGTGTTTCTGCTGCTTCAGCCATTATGATATCTTGGTTTTCTTTCCGATACCAGAACTAATTATAATATCTTCTGATAAAGATGTTACGTAAACTTTTCCAGCAACTGAAGTCAAATATACATTACCATCTTCTGATTCTATATCTGTTTTTCCAGTCGTCTTAATACTGGTATCACCGCCAGTAGTTATACTGGTATTTCCAGAATTGGTAATAGTGATGTTATTATCTTTATCAATATTAATCTTTGTACCCTTTGCGTGGGTTACTTGAATTGTTTCATTATCTTTTTCATTTTGTAATTCTATTAGATGACCAGCTTTTGATCTATAAATTTTATTTGTTGTTGAAGCTGAAGAATGAAGATCTTCAGTACCATTATCTGAAGTAGTTATACTTCCCATAACAACAGGGTCTTGCGCGCTAGCACCATCTCTAAAGAATCCAATTACCCACGAACCTTCTTCGAGGTGATGATTAGCTCCTACGTTTTGTATACCAGCTGAAGTTGTCGGCATCATAACTGTTGCCCAGGGTAGATCCTCTTTTTTTATATCCTCTGGGTGATAACCGTGGCATTTTACTTTAACCCTATTCCATTTTTTAGTATCATTTATATCTAATACTTCACCACTAAACCAGTAAAATTTTTGTCCTATGAAATCATCTTCTCTCATTATACTTTAATCTCCTCATCAAGATCTACTGTTGATGAATCTTTTATAATTTCACAATCCATTGTATATCCAGTAGATTTAAAATAATGATTAATTTTTTTTATTATAAATCTTCCGCCCATTAATGTATCACCATCTGTTGCTTTAGTTGTAATTTCTTCATCAGTAAGATTTTGATCTTGTATTTTGTGTACATGTAATTGAACTATCATTCCTGCTCCTAATACTGGATCTCCAGGTATTTCCATGGTATGAGTTAATACATCCATATTAGCTCGATAAGATTCTTTTTGCTGTATTTCTTTTACTTTTAATGCTGAATGATAATTTTTCCAATCCTTAAAAGCATTTAGATTTAGACTTACAAAAAAGTTTCTAGCATCTTTATTAGAATCTGTATTAAGAGAATCACCATTAAATTTAATTTTATCTGAGAAAGGTTTATAGCTATTTAATTTCTTCATTTCATCATTATTATCATATTTAAAAACACTACCCCAATTTTTCCCAGTCATATAGCGTTTTGTAGAAAAATCAACTGAAGTTAGATTAGAAGCATATGCTCCTTTTCTAGCATCATTATATTTAGAAACCCCTAATGAACTTTGGAGTGATATTATTTTTCTTCTTTGATAATCATAATAATCTGGATTATCGATAGTCATTTCTCTACCTTTATATATTGAATCGAATGGAAGATTGGTAAATGGCATTACAGGACCATAAGGAAAATTATCTGCAACATCTAGAATCATATCTTCCCATGATTTTAATTGATAACCATATGTCATACTCTCATAAAAAAATATAGGAGTACCAAGATCACTAGCATTTCTTAATAACCAATTAATTGCTGCCATAGGTCTAAGTTTAGGATATATTCCTTTTATTGGTTCACCATAACCACTATCATCAGGAGGTGAACTATAAACTGTATCATCAATAGCTTTAATTAAATCAATTGAGTTTGGTTTAAATTTTCGGCCTTTTTCTCCTAGTTCTATTTCTAAATCACCTTCAGCTATATTTTTTATCAAATCTGCTGGTGTACCTTCAAAGCTTTCATTTAAAACTTTTAATTGATTTAGAAAAGCAGGTTTTGTAACACATTCTAGTGTATAAGTTTGTGTGTCAATCTTAGGTTTTTCAAAGTTTTTTATATCTGAAATATAAAGTTCTAGATCAATGTCTTTTGTTAAATCTTGCAAAAAACTACTTGAAAAAACAGTCTGTTTAATTTTTTGTTCAATTCGTAAATGTATTTTTTCTCCCCCTTGTATACGAAGTTCATCTAAAATTCCAACAGCATCTATAATACCAAAACTAACATGGAGAGCACTTTGGAATATTGATTCTGTAATTAGAATCATATTTACCTGGGGTCTAAGATCTATAGATGTTTTATCTCCTTCTTTTTCCTTGAATGTTACAGTATGGGGATATAATTCTACCTTTTTTATATCATAAGCAATAGGATCAACATGAAATCCTTGATGATCTGCTTTGGAGGTTGGGGATAAAGGTTCTGTTATATTTTCAGTCATTGATCAAAGACTCGAATTTAGATACAAACTCTGAAATAAATGTAGGATCTATAATTCTTATCTTAGAACGTTCTTCATTTTTCTCAAATATGTATTCTCTATTAGAAGTATAAAGAGGTGCTGCAACAGACCCTTCTTGTTGAAGTAAACGCTCTGCTGCGGTTGCATCATCTGTGACTGAAAAGAAATTAGCATTTGAAACGTGAGCTTCAATACCATATTTTGGGGTTCCATCCGGATAGGTAGAAGGTATTATTACCTTTATCTCTGCACCATTTACTGGTGCTGAAGAAAAGGTTAATGTTATACCATTTAAAGTCCAATTATAATTTGATTGATTATTTACTTGAACTTGGACTTTTTCTGAGGCATAAGGTAAACTAGTTAAAGTAAATACGCGTGTTGTACCATCACCTTCAAATTCATCTTGAAAAAATGATTCATTTTCAATAGCATCACCTGATATATACCAGTGATGAGGTGCATCAGCATATGGCCATGCTTTCCAAATTTGAACTGAGCATGGTATAATAGCTTTAGTAACAGGATCTATCCAACTACCCGTAACATCTTCTAAGGTATTTCCATCTCCAGCTCCTAGGAAAGTTCCAGTGACATCTTGTACGACTAGTTGATTTAAGTAAAGATCTTTTCTTTTAAGAATACCAGTAGCACCACTGGTAGCTCCAGTAACAGTTCTTCCAACAGTCCAAGCACCTTGTTTTTGTGCTTTGTCTTCTCCTGCAAGAGAATTCCTGAATTCAGTAATACCACCATCTGTATCTCGTACAATATTTGGTCTTGTTTCTAAGGCAACTCCTTCATATTCAAGATCAATATATTGATTCAAATCTTGCATACCCATTGGCCAAGAACCTATTCCATTTTGAAGAAAATCATTAATTATAAAAAAGGTCCAATAATAACTTGTATTTCCATATAATTTTTGAGATACTATATCTGGTCTTTCGCCATCTCTAATTGAATAAAATTTATAAGCAGTAAAATTGTCTACATAATTTTGTATTGGTCTAACCTGCCTAAATATATCAACCACTGAATTAACAACGCCTTCACGATTAAAATCATAAACTAATTTAGGGAATCTTTTAAAATAACTCATTTGTTTTTCTCTCTAAACTCTTTTTTTATCCTAAGTTCTCTTTTTATATCTTCATCAATAAGTGTTTGAAGCTCTTTTATTTCTTCTGGGGTTAACTCATTGAATTTCCAGTAACCACCCATTATTCTGCTGAAACTTCACCTGTAAATGCTTCAGGCGCAGTTGATTCTAATCCACCTCTTTCATAATGATATGTAGTTGATTTAAAATTTAATGGATCCTTATATAATCCTTCTCTTGTATTTTGTTGTGCTTCATCAAAAGCTAAAGCTAGATCTAATTCAATCGGTTGACCTTTTTTATGATAGGCATTTGTGGAACTATTATAGGTAGTACTTACACTTCTTAAATAACAAAGATCAATATAAGGCAAATAAGGATTCTCATCTACTTTTCCATCTCTATGGCTCATAAATTGTATTGACCAGTATGGTGGATATTTAAGTACTATGCCCAGTTCTTTTTCATTACTTGGATATAAAAATTTTCTAAATGTATTTTCTATTTTTCTTATCTCTTCAGATTCTTTTTCAGATTCACCAACCAGTTTAAATGTAAAAGTAAAAGATCTCATACCAACACCATCAAATGCAAGATTAGTATGAGCATTTTTTGCACGGCCGGCTGTTATCATTCCTTTTTGTAATACTCCCCAGCCTAATTGATCTTTAGCTGCTACTGCTAATCCTCCAGCAACTTCTGATTTATTTGCAAGTATAGTATCTTTCAGAGAAGAAGTTGCTCCTGCGTCACCTTTTATTGCAGGAGCTACACTTGTCATATTTTGTTGTAAAGCTCCTGTAAATCCAAAGTCTTGAGTATTGTAAGTAGCTGAATCAGCACTTGCAACGCCAGCTGGAGTATAAAGATATATGGTTTGTTTATCTTCTTCTAAATTATCCCTAGATTTTATAGAGAATCTCATTAATTCCGTCACTTCTTCATTTAATATATTTAATGGGTATTTTAAAATACCTTCAGTATCACCTCCTACAGGACCAGCTGGTTCTTTAGTTTGGTTACTCTCTTTTTCTGCCATAGTTTTTTCCTATATAAATAGAGTTAACATTAATTTAATATATAGAATTATTTATATGAGTTACAAAGGCAGATACAAAATTACTAAACCAGAGAAATATGTTGGGGATTCTACCAATGTTGTATATCGTTCTCTCTGGGAAAGACAATCATTTAAATGGTGTGAGAACAATCCAAACGTTAAAGCATGGAATAGTGAAGAGGTAGTTATACCATACATTGCACGAGAAGATAAAAGAATGCATCGTTATTTCGTAGATCTATTAATAGAAATGAAAAATGGTGATACATTTCTAATAGAAATTAAACCTAAAAGCCAAACAAAACCCCCTAAACAACCTAAGAGAAAGACCAAAAAGTATCTTAAAGAAGTTATGACCTATGTGAAAAATCAAGATAAGTGGGAAGCAGCTGATAAGTTTGCTCAACATAAAGGTTGGAAATTTCAAGTCTGGACAGAAGATACTTTGAAAAATTTAGGCATCAAACTTCTGAAGTCCCAGGTATAAATAGATATATGGCAAGTTTATTTGATACATTACAAGCTGGAGCATATAGAGCTAATATAGTTCCTAGAACTAAGAAATCTAGGGCTTGGTTTCAAGCGCGCGTACGTGAGCTCGGGGACGTATCTAGAGCTAAAATAATGAAAGATGATCAGCTGAAAGTACGTGCTCAACCCAAGATAGGTGATATGTGTATGTATGTTTATGATCCTAAATTAAAAGCCGAATTACCATATTACGATAAATTCCCTATGTCAATAATGGTACAACCAGCACCAGGGGGATTTCATGCATTGAATTTGCATTATCTTTCTCCAGGAGTAAGAGCTTTATTTCTAGATGAATTAATGGGATTAGCACCTAAAAAATTAGCAGAAACAACTAGACTAACAAGATTAAAATATGATCTATTAAAAGGTGCAACAAAATATAAAGAATTTAAACCTTGTTTTAAACATTATCTTATGTCACATGTTAAATCTAAAATTAATAGAGTACCAATGACCGAATGGGAAATTGCAGTATTCTTACCAGTAGATGAATTCAAAAAAGTATCTCGAGATACTGTTTGGAGATATTCTAGAAAATCTATATACGGAAAATAAACATACAGATGGCTAATTCAATAGAAGATTTAAAAGCAAGTATATCTAAACATGGTGGATTAGTACCAGCAAATAGATTTAATATAATCTTTACTCCTCCACAAATTTCTCTTATAAATTTAAACCCTACTAATTTAATAGGAAGTTTAATATCCGGATCATTCAGTGCAAAAAGTTTAATTAATGATCCAAGAGATATAACTTTATTGTGTAAAACTGCTTCTTTACCAGGGCAACAAATAAATACTCTGGATTATCAAGCACACAAAGAATCAAGAAAAATGCCTAACGCAGCAACACAAGAAGATATATCTACAGTTTTTTACGTTACCAGCGACATGTATATTAAGACAATGTTTGATGGCTGGTTAGACGCTATATTCGACAGAGAAAATTATCACGTCGGATTTAAAGATGAATTCAGTACTGATGTAACTATACAGCAGTTGAATAAAGAAAATAGACCTGTTTATGGAGTAAGATTGCGAAATGCATTTCCTACTTCTGTAGGAGGTCTTGGCCTGGATCATAGTAGTGAAAATACTATGCAGGAGTTAACGGTTAGCTGGTCCTATGATAAATGGGTACCAGAGAATGCGATAACATCGACTCTTGGTGGTGGACTAAGAGCGATTAAAAATTTAATTTCATAATAATTGGAGAATAAAATTATGGCTTTACCAAAACTTGATGTGCCTCGTTATCCGGTGACAATTCCGTCAACGGGAGAGGAATACATTATGAGACCTTATTTAGTTAAGGAAGAAAAGGTCTTATTGTTAGCTATGGAATCTCAGGATCCCAAACAAATAGCATTAGCAATAAGAAATTTAATAAGTAATTGCATTGAAGGTGAAATTAATATTGATTCTCTTGCAGGGTTTGATATTGAAAAACTTTTCTTAGAATTGAGAGGAATCTCAGTTGGAGAAAAGATTCAATTACAAACTAAATGCCAAGCTGAGGAGTGTGAACACCCTAATGGCGTTGAGATCGATATTAAAGATATTCAATTAAAGGATTATAATCCAGATGACTCAATAATTAAGCTTTCAGAAGATGTTGGCGTAACTATGAGATACCCAACCATTGATTTATTAAATGATATGGAAGGTGATTTGGATTCATTAGATACTTTAATGAATATTGTAACATCATGTATTAATACTATTTTTGATAATGAAAATATTTACGATTGTAAAAAAGAAAATATTAAAGAAGTTCAAGACTTTGTTGATAATTTAACTTCTGATCAATTTAAATTGATAAGTAGTTTCTTTCAAAATACTCCGGTATTAGAATACGACTTAAGATTTAATTGTGAAAAATGTGAGCACGAAAGTTCATATGAACTGAGAGGGCTCCAAAGTTTTTTTACGTAGGCCTCTCACATGAGAGCATCATGAATCATTATCAAACTAACTTTGCGTTGGTACAACATCACAAATATAGTTTGAATGAATTGGAAAACATGATACCGTGGGAGCGCGATGTTTACGTTACAATGTTAAAAGATCATATAGAGGAAGAACTGGAAAAACAGAGGAATAAGTAATGGCAGAACACGATAGATTTCATGGCGATATGAGCCGGAATGAAGTGGAAATGGACTTATCAAAGTTCATGGAAATGCTTGCGGAGAATGGAAAATTAAAAGATAGGATAAGAGAATTAGAAGATATACATGATCAAAATCCATGGCAAAAATGGATTTACCTATCTAAAATGATCGATTCTTGGCGTATATGGCCAAGAGCATTCTTAAGTGTTTACATATTTTTAATATATTATGTAGTAATGTGGTTCTTAGATCTAGAGGCTCCAACAATGGAACAATCTGGATTACTATCAATATTGGTAGGTGCAGGAGCAGCATGGTTTGGATTGTATGTTAACAGCGCAGCAAAAGATCATGCGGCAGATATATCAATCAAAAAATAGGAAAATAAATGGCTGACGATAAAACAGATGCTGAAAGCCAAAGAGGTAAAACAGGTAAATCAAAGCCTGACCCAGTCTCGGGTAGTACTCAAAAAGAATTACTATCTGAAATAAAAGAAACTCTGATTAAACAATCAGAGAACCTTGGCGAATCCCTAGGAAGAGATACGATTAATGTTCGTAGACATCTCCTTGAAATGAAGAATATGACTGCTGCGCAGTTAGAAAATCAAAAAGCCCTTAATAAAACCTTCGGTGCTCAACTTGAAAATGAAGAGGAAAAGCTAGAAGGAGAATCAGTTGAAGGTCTTAAAGAGGAAGAAAAATCCGATGATATGCAAAAGATCTTTGAGGATATAAGAGATTCTCTAAAAGGACAACCAGAAGCTTTAGCTAAAGAAGGATCAAAAGAATCCGGAAAATTAGCTGAAGGTCTAATGGGTGGTATGGGCAAGATGCTGGGCGGCTTAGGTATAGGTGTTGGAGCTGCTGGACTCGGAGCTGCAGCTGTTATAGGAGCAGGAGCTTATCTATTAAATGTATTAGATGATATAGATTCTGAAAAGATAAAAGAAAATGTTGCAAACCTATTAAGTATTAGTGATCTAGTTGAAGCAGATGGGGATTCATTTATAGGAGAAGGAAGTAAATTCTTCTTAGCCATGCTTGGTTTAGGCCTTGGATTAGCAGCATTTGCAATAGGTTCGGCCGCGACCATGGGCGCGTCAGCTTTAAGTCCAGTAGTAGAAAAATTTACAGGAAAGAAATGGACTGATGATGTTAAAGATAATGTTATAACCCTTTTAAGTATATCTGATGAAGTAGGTGGTGCTGGTGAAATGCTTAAAGATGGTGGTGCATTCTTCCTTGCAATGACTGGTTTAGGCCTTGGATTAACAGCTTTTGCTATTGGTCAAGGAGCTTCAGCAGTTGCCTCAGGACTTTCGGCCGGTGTAGAGATGTTTACAAAAGAAGGAGACTGGGCAGAAAAGATAAAGAAAGATGTTATAACATTATTATCTATTTCAAAAGAGCTAGGTGGTGCTAAAAATCTTATGGGAGAAAGCGGTGCATTCTTCCTTGCAATGACAGGTCTTGGATTAGGTTTAGTAGCATTTGCAATTGGTAAAGCTGGATCCGGTGTTGGTGATGCAATTACATTGTTCCAAGGTGAAAATTTTGCAGAGGATATTAAAGCAGAAGTAGAAACACTATTATCCATATCACAAATAGAAGGAATGGGTTGGGATACAACTAAATTCATAGCTGTTATGGGTGGATTAGCTGCAGGTCTAGTAGCATTTTCTTATGGTAAAGGCATGGCTGGATTAGCTGATGCAATAACTAAATTCTCAGCTGGTGATAATTTTGCTGAAGATATTAAAAGAGAAGTAGCAACACTATTAACCATTGGTGATTTACCTTCAGCAACATTAGAAAAAACTACAAAAACAACTGCCATATTAGTAGAATTAGCTGCAGGTCTAGCTGCCTTTGGCGGTGGTACATTTATTGGAGCATTAGGTCAAGCCATGGCAGCTGTTGTAAAATTCTTTTCAGGTGAAAAAGGTCCAGTAGAACAAGCGCTTATCTTAGCAAATAATGCTGATCAAATTGATAAAGGAGTTGATTCTTTAGAAAGATTTAGAAATGTTTTAACTGATTTCCAAGGATTAGGTGATATAACATTTGATATGGATACGGAGCAAATGGCTGAGGATCTATTGGACGCTACAAAGGTATTTGAGGTAGCTTTAGAAGGTGGAATTGATTATAGAGGATTCAATACAGAAGTTAAGGGATTACTTAATATAGAAGGAATAGATAGGGTTACTGAAGAAATTAATCTATTAAAATCCTTATTTGCTCCAATTCAGACTACTGGTTTAGAATTAGTTGCTGCTGGTAATCCTGCTTTAGCGACTGCCGGAGGACCTACTTCTGTTGATCAATCTGTCTTCTCACCAACAAGTTTAACTACTAGTACAAACATCACTAATTTAGCTTCTATACATTCAACACCAGATTCATCTGATACGACTAATTCTTTAAAGATTGGATAATAAGATTTGGTGTGTTCCTTTTCTCAGGCTATCACTTTATATATACGTTTTGAATTCCTAAGAAAAAGGGATTCGGATTTACGGTCACGAACCCCTTTTAAAGTTTAGAATTGACTACGATAGAGTATACTAAACCCGTGTACTATGATTCGTTTGCTAGTTTAGCAAAATAACTCAAAGTATCATCTTCTTCAGAAGAAGATTCAGGTTGTACTTCAGGCATTGAATCCATAGTTACATTAGATGTGGCAGTAGCAGGTGCAGTTGCTGCAGCTGTAATACCAGCATCAACTCCAAGAACCCTATTCAATTTAGCTTTAAGCTCATCATATGATTTGTAGTTCTCAGGAGAAGCAAACTCTGACAAAGTATATAATTTACCATATACTTCTTCTAGTACAGAATCATCTTCCGACAAAGGAGTCGGTGTAGAAAATTCTGATGCATCATAGTTTGTCCAACCATCTATTTTTCTGATTTTTAATTTAAAATCAGCACCTTCCCAGAAGTCGAACGGATTAACCGGTACTTCATCTGAGAATGCAGGTTGCATTGCATCCATGACTTTGTCAAAGATTTTTTTACCAAACCTGTAAAGGAATACTTTTCCTTCAGCATCAGGTCTAGTAGAGTCAGATATCACCTGGATATTTGACACATAATGTAATCTACGTTTACGTTCACGAGCAAGTGCTTTATCTTCTTCACGACCAGTATTCCAAAGAAGCGTATTAGCTTCAGATACAGGATCTGGTTGATTAATTGAAGTTAAAGAATTCTCGATATACCAGAGACCAGTTGGGCCTTTAAAGCCATGATCCCAGTAACGAACCCAAGGTAGATCCTCACCCTCTTTAGCAGGCAAGAAACGAATAACAGCGTATCCATTGCCAGCTTTATCTTGAGTGGGTTTCCAGAAACGTTCATCAACATATGATTTAGTTTCTGATTTTGTTGAAACAGCTTCCGCTGCTTTTACGAGATTGTCGATTGACGAGCCTCGTGCGCTCTTTAAATTTGCAAATGACATTGTATTTCTCCGTATTGCATTGTATTTACTGAATTATCCACTTTCCCATAATATAGACTCTTATTATACCACACTATTGTGGTTTTGTAAACCTCTTTTTGATAATATTTAAACATTTATCTTTTTTGAAGTTTACGAATGGACTATACTTTTTGATCTTTCTAGAAGTATCGGGCCAAAACAAAGTTTCGGTTATCTTACTCCCTTCTTTCTCAACAAAGTTAGTCAATTGATCAAGGATGACCACTGTTTCCAGTGTTATGTCTTCCTCCATCCATCTTTTAATAATCTCCGGAGGTGTGTTTATATTGTTCACCACCAAAAGATCATCAAATTCTTTATTACCAATAGTATTTATATCTTTTTCGAACACACGATGTATTGCTTCATGTACTCTTTTATATTCAACATAATTTTTCTTGGCTGTAGGATCCATCATATCTCCTACGTATTTTGCATCATTAATAAATTGTGATACATAAAATTCTTTTAATTCCTTTGGATAATTTTTAGCTAACTTAGCAAAATAATACTTATCCTTTCTTTTAAAGAAACTATTATGATTAATTGTAGTATGAAAATTATATTTGATAGCATCATATGTATCACTCTCAAAATGAAGTTTAAGTGCATTATATAATTTATAACTGTCGAAAGGATCCATTAATATAAATTGCTCCAATCTATAGGTATATGCCACAATATTGTAAAAAATAAATAAATCATAGCACCAACAAAAAGACCTAATCTTTGCTGTTTCCAAAATAGAGATATTATTAAAAACATAATAACTACAGCTATATCAAAGTTAAACATAGCCCACTGCATTTGAATTTCTATATTCGAATTCATACTGGTAAGCTATTTTTCTTTTTAACTTTAACTAGATTTAGACCTTGAGCTTCTTGTGTGAGTTTTTCTTTTAATGCAGGAGAAATGAGTTTCTTTACATTCATATAATCCATTCCTCTTTCTTCTATTATGTAAGTCATTGCATCTATATAACTCATATTCTTTTGAGATACTAAAACTTCAACTGCTTTAGTGAATCTCTTCTTGGTCATTATCTTGTGTTCTAATTCTTCAATCATTCTACTCGTAATAAAATTGTATCTTTATTTATTCTTCCTGTGGGTATACCAATTTTAGTGGTTAAAGATTTCCACACATTATTAATTTGTTTTTCTGTCTTGGTAAGAATTTGGGGTAAGATCTCATCAGGTTTCCTGAGTGTTGTAATTCGACTAGTGGTATCATCCCAATTCTTTAGTGTTGATCCTTTAATCTCAAATCCTAACACAGAGTTAGAATGAAATTCTGTAAGCTTTCTTGTCTTAATATTATACATCCAAAACATTTGAGATTTAGGTATAAGAGCTGGAGCAATAGAATGAAGTTTAGCATCTTCATCTTCTACTAAATATTTTAAAGTCTTGACTTGATCAGTAGCAGTATATACTTTCTTTGCTCTAGTAGTTCTTTGAGCTTTTTGTGCTTCCCTATATCGTTCTATATCATCAAAAATGCTATCCATAAGATCAATCATCTTTCGCTTATCACCTTTCTTGATATGTGCATATCCTTCTACGCATTGCTCATCTGTTTTCTCGTAAGCAGCTTTAATTGTTTCATATTCTTCCATTACTATATCACGAAACATATTAATGGCAGAACCTTTTAATCCATGTAATTGTAATAAACTATATGTAGGAAATTTAACTATCTTTTTATCAAATTCATTATCCATCCATTTATCAATAACCATTTTATCCCAATCAACTGCTATAGTCTTTAATACCTTTAGGCGCATTCTTTCATGCGGACTTATAACAGGAGGTTTATCTTTTTTCTTTTCGTCTAATTCGGTTTTTAATTTCTTTGCTTCTTTAAAATACCCAGCAATCTTTTCTTTCATGTTTTCTTTCCACTCGTCTTCATATATCCATCCTTGATAAAAGAGACGAACCCATGAACCTGCATGAATTCCTAGTTTCCAGGCCGGTAATTTTTTAAGTATAGCTATATCTGATTTAGAATATCCTAATTCTTCTTCACAATATTTAAGAACTATGGGTACATGATCTTTTGATTTATAAAAATAATCATACCAATGAGATGATTTAGACCATTCCATTCCTCTTCCTTTTGACCCTATTGGGGGACAAGGATTAGTTTCATCCCAGAAAGGTTCTTTACCCATGTACAGTTCATCAACTGATTTTATTCTTTTCTTTACCACTAAACTACAGTACTTACTATAAATATCATTAGTATACCAAGTCCAAATGTTCCTAGAATTAGGTATACTGAATATTTAATTAAGTTTGTTAAAAAATTCCACATAATATTATCTATAAAATGCCGGTCCTACCCTTTGATAAGGAGTTAGGGTAGGTAAGACCGGCCAAAACGCTAAGCGTTTTATTTTGCCCTATATCGCCTAAAGCGATCGATAAGAGTTTCACCTTTTGCTCTCTTACCTATATAAACTGTTTTTCCAGTAGAACTTATTTCTCTTCTAATGAGTCCAGAATTAAATGTGGTATCGATTACTCGACCATCTCCTTTTCTATCATCATACCATACATTGGTATCATCAGAATTAAACATGTGGATATTATTAACTTTTTTACCCCATGCTTCAGCAGCTGCCTTGATGCGCTGCTTTTCTACTACATCATCATATTGAGTCATAGCTTAGGTTTTTCCTCCCGCCTTGCTTGTTCGTTCCTGATAAGTTTTTCTAAAATGTTTTCCCATAATTTTTTAAACTCAGGATTTTGAGCTCTTTTCATTGCTTCTCTAACCGCAAAGACTCTTCTATTAAATAGTGTCATAGTTTTTTAATCCTCTCTAATATTATATTTACCATATTATCATCTAAATATCCGATCACATCTGATGTGATAGGTGTATCATAAGTAATATCTCCCCAAGGATCAAGAACTGCTAGTTCCCATAATCCCTTTTCAAATCCATATGATCCAGGAAACATAACTACGCTCGCGCCCATACCATTTCGAAATTTGTATAGCTTTTGTATACCTCCATTCGAATGGGTTTGGACTTCAAGGGTTGGTTGTCCTTCCTTCATCTTTTGATTTAAAGCTTTGGAAATATTATTCATAATACATAAAAGACCCCCAACGCGATGGGGGTCTCCAACTGGCTGCTCACGGTTCTCTCGGTCCCCTGCAGGGGCTCACCAACAGATACGCTGTTGGGGAGAGCGTGGCCCGGTTGTTCTAAATAGTTCATGCAGATACTTCGCCAATATCTTCTAGATTGAAGTTGTAATCAGCTAAACAAGCCTCTTCATCTCCATATCTAACATCAGTTTCTCTAAAAATCTTTAGAGCAAAATCAGCTGCAACGCCGCAGGTATAATAAGGACCTCCAACATTCCATGTGATTTCTTCTGAATCATCATTAAAGTTTCTAGCATAATGCCAGTCATAAAGACTAAAGGTTCCTGTTTCAAGGTCACCCCAAGCATCATAGTATTCGAAATCAACTACAAATTCTGTAGTGATTTTATCACCTTTACCTTCAAAGGCAGGTGTACCAAACATCTGTTCTAGCTCGTAGAAAGATGCGGTTATTGAGCCTTGAAGAGAACCACCAGCGGTTCCATCATCACAAGGTTCAAATCTTATTTCATTTTTTTCCATAATAATTAACTCCTTCAAAATTGAATTTAGAAAAATCGTTTGTAAATCTTTTATTAAACCTCTCCATAAAAAAGTCTGGAGCGATTTTATAAATCAAAAAATCTAACAACGAGACCTTTATCCCTAGATTTTTTGATCTACTGTTTATTGTAAAATTAGCTACGAACATTTAATAATCTCCATCAGCTGATCTGTTAGCATTATATGCGTCCATTATAGAACTATCCGCGAGGAATTTTTCTGTATCTTTATCAGAGTAATACATATTCTCTGGACGATTAAAATCTAAACCACCTTTTGCAAGATGTCCAGCTTTTTTAACTTGACCGGTTAGGTCCTTAGCAACTTTGCGCTCTTCTTTTTTGCGAGCTTTTTCAGCTGCCTTTGCTGCTGCTTTGCGAGCATCGAGCTCATCGCAGATTAGCTTTCCTTCATATTGCTCGAAGGTCAAGCCAAGTTTTTTAGCCTCAAGTTTCATTGCGGCTTTTTTGATTATTTCGATTCGATCCATTATAACTCCTTATTGAATTTTGTATCTATATGGCCATTATACCACATTTCGAGAGGTTTGTAAACCCCTTTTTTGAAAATAATTGAAAATAATTTCATTAATATCTCACCTTTTTCCATGGATAACACCTACCAAATAAGTCATATTCAGCAGTTTTAGCTTCCATTTCTGAGGGATATTCCCCTCTCATAAATTGTTTTGCGTGAACCATTTCATGAGCTAATGTTAACATCTGTTCATAAAATGATTGTTTTTGAGCAATATCAATATCAGCATCTCTTCTGTCTCCTTCACAAGCTCCCAGAGAATCTCCATATCCATTAGGCATTCTTTTTCTAAACCTTATGGTAATAGTTCCATGCTTACGCCTGTCAAGTCTAAATCTCTTGATTATATTCACGGCATATTCTTCGACTAAATGTCGATCTTTAACACTACCTGTAATTTCAAGCATCATTAAATTTTAAATCCTTTTTAGATTTTTGCCTTTCTTTTGTCTCACGAATCTTTTTAAGTTTTTTAGATTCTTTTCGAGATAAAGAATTAGTGTTCATTTTAATAGTCATAGCCCCAATCCTTGAAATGACCCTCACGCTCGTTATCTTCATAACCTTGATGATATTCTTTAACTTGTTTTGGTGTCATAAATTCTTCTATGACCAAAGGATTTTTATATGTTCCATTTGGATAGAAATGAGGTTTTGCTAATCTCCTGTAATAAGAATCTGCTGTTCCTCGATCGTACGGGGATCCGTGAACTTGTTGTTCTATTTTAATAGCCATTATGCTGTCTCCTCGTAAATTTCTTCAGTATACTGACGATTTTCTTGTTCACCGCCAGGTGCCATGTTATAAGTTGCAACTGACTGTCCGCGAGGACCTTTATATTGCTCAGTAGCAAAATAAGTTCCATCTTCGCGACGTGTGATACGTGTATCATATCTAACACCATCACCATAGCGATCTTCTTTCTGCCATCTTTCGAAATCAGAGCAATATCCATCTTCTTCAAGATGAACTGCGATAACGAATTCCTCGCTAGCCTCATTTTTGTAATTAATGAGATTAGTGAGTTCGTTTATCACATTTTTGTGATTAACGTCACCGGTTACTAAATAGGTTGACCCACCTTTGGGCTTCCAATACTGAGGGCATTCGCCTTCGCCGTCCCAAGAATGGGCTCCGTAGTTCTCGCGGTATTGGGTATCAATTGCTAAAATCATTTATAACTCCTTATGATTAATTTTGAATATGGGTACCATTATACCACATTTTTGGCCCCTTGTAAACCCCTTTTTTCAACTTTTTTCAACTTTTTTCGTAACAAATCGTAACAGTTTTGGCATAAGTTTATGCCCATTCTGCATATAAGGCCCCCAGAAAGGGCCCCATATAAACATAAAGGTCCCCCCGCGCAAACGCGCTTAGGCGCGCGCTACGGAGCTTAAAAAGGGTGTTTTAGGTGAAGAATTGGTAGGTTTCGCGACTAGTGCCCATATGCGTGCTTAGAATCACACATAAGTCATTGAGCTTTTTAGTACTATCCCTAATAGGTAGCCACAAAAGAAAAATGCGGCTGCCCAGCCTGGATATTCTTTACAGAATTCCCAGATAGCGATCATATAATTTCTCATTTCATTTACCTCACTCATTATACTCATGTCCAAAATAATATTGCAAAAAAAGCAAACCCGCCTATACCATAGACGAGTGTACCTATTAACCAAACTGGTATCTTATTCAACATCATTTAATGGATTTTCTAGTATTTGTTCAATTCTATCTTCAAGTTCGTCTCGCATTTCACGTACATCATCATCCACTTCTCTGAAGCGATCTTGCATTTCTTGCTCCATTTCATATACGTCATTGCGAACTTCTCTCTGTGTCTCGGCAGTTGAATCTTCAACATCTCGAACTAAGTCTTGGACTTTGTCAAGATCTTCTTTTACCTCATCAATATCAGCTCGTAATTCTTCTTTAATTACTTCTGATACTGATCTTAGGTTTTCAACCTCTGCCAATATTGTAGTAGGATTTAATTTTTGGAGTTTTCCTTCTGCTAACAAAAGTCTGTTATACAGTTCGAAACCTCCCCAGAGACCACCTACTAAGGTACCTATTAATGGCAGGATCATAAGCCATTTGCTTCCGCCTACCTTTATTCCTTGATATTCTACTTGTGCCATGTCTTACTCCCGGTTGTATTGCATATCTATCATTTTTTGTAATTTACCTTGGGTTTTACCCGCCATCATATAAAAGTTATATTGGTTATCATCTATCTTATTACTAGCATATAATGTTTTAGATCGATACCAATCTTCTTTATCGCTTAATTGTTCTTGTCCAGTATAATCTAAGAATCCAGCTTTATATCCTAAGAAAGCGACTGTTGCAGTTTGATCTGAATCAAAACCTCCACTTTGTTGTACATCTGATAATTGTGATTGGAGATTAGCTGCTGCTACCGCTGCACCTTGTCTATCCGCTAAGGATTCAACAGCTTCTGAAACCTGTTGTTCATCGACTGTAGGTGGAGCAATATCAAACTTTGCAAAACTCGGTGCTGTATTACTTAGGAATTGTCCAATACTTTGTCCTGATCCTAATGCATCATCAAATGAATCTTCAAAGTTTTGAGCTGCTACTCCAAAAGAGCTACCATCATCAAATGTAAATTCTTGTGTATCTGCTGTTTCTTCTTGTTGTTGCTCTGCAACTTCAAACGCAGATATTACTGGTCCAGAATCAATTACTTCTGCTACCTGTATTTGTGTTTGTACTTGACCACTAACTTGTTCTTGTTGTTCTACTACAAATGTATCTCCAGTAGATTGTGTAATTTGTCCTCCACCAGAACTTGAGCTACCAGAAGAGAAACTATTACTATCAAAACTAGAACTTCCTCCACCAGTAGATCCATCATCCAATTGTTCCTGAATTACTTCAGCAACTGTTTGTTGTTCTTCTTGTGTTCCACCAAAGTCAATTTCTGATATAGCTGCCTGTGTAGCTTGAGTAGAAGAATTTGAATCTTGTGATACGGCTTGTTGTATTGTTTGTTGTTCTTGTTGTTGCTCTTGGGCAATCATTACAGTAATTTTTTCTTTCTCTTCTTCTTCCTCTTCTTCTCTTGTTCTCATCTCCGAATCATCTCCTTCAAAAAGTTCTTCTCTATCTTCTTCAAAAAATTCTTCTGCCTCTTCCTCGTTGATAAGTTCTTCTAATTCTTCTTCATTAATTAGATCTTCAAGTGCTTCATCTTCGATTTCTAAAAATTCTTCCTCTAAGCTCTCATAAGCTTCTTCAAATTCTTCATAGACCTCTTCTTCTTGTGTTTCCATTGCATCTCTTTCATAATCTTCTAATACTTCTTCATAAACCTCTAATACTTCTTCTGGTGACCAATCTTCTTCTATAAAGATCTCAACACCAATAGCTTCTTCTAATATATAAAGATCATCTACATTTGCAGTTAAAACTTCTTCAAATGAAGTTTCTTGGAAAGATGATTCTTCAACAAATCCTTCCTCATCAAATGATACCTCTTCACCCCACCATTCATCAACTTGTTCTTGACCAAAGGTTTCTACCTCATAGTCATACCAATCTGCATCAGTTTCCATATTTGCAACAGTTTCAACAAAATACTCTACAGCTTCTTCTGTAAACATTTCAGCATATTCTTCTTCTGTTGCTAATTGCTCTAAATATGCCAGTTCTTCTTGATATTGTTCCTGTTCTATATCATATTGATCCATATTAGCATCCAATGCTGAAAAGAATTCTTCTTCTGTTGTTCCATATTGTTCAAAATCCATATAACCTTCATCAGAGAATTGAACATCTTGTCCATACCATTCATCAACTTGTTCTTGGCCAAACTGCTCAATGTCTAATGCATACCAATCAGCATCTGTAAATCCTTCACAAGCATTTTGATAACAAGGGTCATTAGGGTCTAAGTATTCACCATATTCTTCATCATACCACATATCATCTTGAGTATAAGGATTTCCGTATTCATCATATCCATATTCATCTTCATAACCATACATATCAGTATCATCAGTGGATCCATAGATCGCATCATATAATGCTTCCTCCTGTGCTAATGCACTAGCATATCCGTCGCATTGAGTAGAATAAAATACATCTAAATCACATTCATATATTAATAAAGCTACTGCGTATCCTGTGCAGTCCTCTGAATACAATGTATTTAAAGCACATTGCTGAGCTAGATAAGCTGCTGCATATCCTGAACATGCTGAATTATATAAAGCATCTAGAGCACATTGTTGAGCTAAGTAAGCTGCTGCGTATCCTGAACAATTTGTACTATATAAAGCATTAAGTTCAC